CTTTCTTTTGTGTTCAGTTTTTGAGTACCATTTTGAGTACCAAAGTTTTTTAAGACGCCGCAAACACAGTGTTTATGCGACTTTTAAAACAGTCCGTACGGGAATCGAACCCTAAAGTAATTACCTTGAAATGGCTTAAAATAGCCATTCTTTCAATTTTTCTTTGAGTACTTTTGAGTACTAGGGACTCATAATGCTTCGATTAAGTCAAGTTCCTGTCTCTTTTCCTCAATTCCTGTGCGGTCAAAATAATAATGATCTTTTGTGCAACTAATGTCTGTATGCCCCATAGTATCAAGGATTGTGGACTCTTTCACTTTTCCGTCAAGAAGAATGCTGCCGTATGTCTTTCGGATTTTGTGCGGAGATTTCACTTTCATTCGCAGTTCGTGTTCGCATATATACCGCAAACGTTCACGAAAGTTGTAGGATTTCAACCGTTCTCCGTCTCTCTCAAACAGATATTCCCCGAAGGGATTTCTCTTTCGTACTTCATCAAGAATCCATTTGTACTTGTCCGGCAATATGGCAAATCGCAATCCGGCTTCTGATTTTGGAAAATCTTTAACCTCATAGTGGAAACCATCATCATCACGATAGCGTGTCTCTGTAGAATTGATGGCAACCGTGTAGTTTTCAACATCTTTCCGCTTTAATGCCGACAATTCCCCGACACGGACTCCTGTCTTAAACATAAATAGCAATCCAAGGTTGACAATATCCAAGTGATTTCTTAAGTACATCTCCATGCGTTCCTTTTCATCCGGCATATATACCTGATCTTTTGCCTGACGAACTACGTGCTTAAACGCTTTTGGCGATATATCCATGTCTTTCAGAGTGTATGTAATAGAAAACTTAACATACTTATTCCGCTTGGCATACTTAAAGATTCCATAGATTAGTGTTCGGAAATTTGAGAATGCCTTGGAAGTCATGTTGAAATCATGAATGCTATTTCGTATAAATGTTTCAAGGTCGCATTCGTCTATGCTTTTGATTCTCTTATCTTTGATACCGTCAAAGTATCTCTGAAAGTCCATTAAGTATCTGTCATAGGTTGCTCTGCTGATTTCTTCAAGTTCCAGCTTTTGTGAAATCCAACGGTTGAAGATTTCCTCTATCGTTGGGTCATCCTCTTTCTCTTTCCAATAATCAATGATTTTCTGCTCGACCGCTTCTCTACGCTTTGCCTTGATTTTACGCCTGCCTTTTACTTCATCCGGCAGATATGAGTACCAGTTCTCATCCTTTCCTTGATAGATTTTATAAGGGTTTTTGTTGAGTAATTTTTCTCTCTTTTGCATAGTGACTTGTTTCTGCACAAGTGCTATGTCGAGAATACCACTATCAACGGCATATTTCAACAGTTCTTTTTCATCCAATCAAATACCCCCGTTCTTTCTATTTTATCTTTTATATCTCTCACTCTGTACTCTATCGTTCTTAGTGATAGATTTTCTTTTGTGGATATTTGCTTTTGTGAAAAACCACGGCAGAGAAGAGAGAAAATCCTCTCCTCTTCTTCCGTGAAATTGGCATTTTCTTTGATTTGTTCAAGCTCTGGCTTAATGAATTTTGTAAATTTCATAAGCCATTTCTCCTTATTTTATTGGTTGATATTTAAGTTTTTAAACATAGCACACATAACATCTACTACTATTGAGTTGCCGAACTGCTTATATAGTTGCGTATTGCTGTTCACTGCTGCCATTTTGTCAATATCTTCATCAGATACACCCATCAGCCGTCCACACTCTCTCGGTGTTAGCTTTCGTATTCTTCCGGCAACTTTTATAAGACAATCAGAACCATCTTTGCAATATCTGGCTGTTATTGTAGATGATATGTCATCAACATCTTTAATAACTGCATGAAAACCATTTCTTTTCTCTTTCTGCTTTTTTGCGCGTTCCGCAAATCCTTTCAATGCATTATCACTTACATAGAATTTGTTATCAACTACCTTTTCTTGATAATCACGTATTCTTTTTGTAAGTTGTATAGGCTGTGGAAAATTATAATTGCATTCACCCAGGAACGAAAACATAAAACATCTTTCACGCTTTTGTGCTACACCATAATTTTTAGCGTTTAAATCTTGATAGTAATTTGTGTAACCCAGACTTTCGAGAAAGTCTAGCCACTTTATAAAATCGGGCATATTATCCTGGCTATGTACTTGTGGCACATTCTCCATGAACAAAATCTGTGGTAATTCTCCGTTACTATCTCTAATTTCTGTTAGTATTCTCTCAACTTCCCACAACAGACCGCTTCTCGTACCGCTTCCCTTAGACATTCCCGCCTGTTTCCCGGCAATCGATAAATCTGTACAAGGAAACGAGTAAGTAAGTAAGTAAGTAAAGGTTTCTGTGTTGCAGATATTCAAATCTTCTGCATGAACCTTTGTTATGTCCATTGTGGGGAAATCCGTACCATGTACTGCGTTATAGCTTGCTATGGCATACTTATCAAACTCCACAACTCTGTAATGCTCAAACTTAGCGCCTATTCTCTTTAGTGCCATTGCCTGACTTCCGTAGCCAGCGAAAAGTTCTATTAAGCGAATAGGCTTTGTTATACTGATTGTTTCTCTTATGAAGTCAAATATGCTCATTTGATTATCACAAGAATAATTTTCAAAATTCATAAAATCTACCAAAAGGAAACCTAGGTTTTATGCGCGCGTCCTGTTCCTTTCTTTGATTTTTAGTTAGTTATCTTCTTTTTTCTTAAAATCCTCACAAGGTACATCAAGCAAGCAACCTACACAGTTAATGGGAATAAGCCCATTATTGTTCTTATAACTGTAAGAATTTTTGCAAACATTACAAAAATCTTTTCCAACATTTGCCTTGCAACTTGTCTTTTTATCTTCCAGCTTTTTCCCGATACTCTCGTTTATCCTTTTGAGTTCCTCGACCTTTTTCTGCAATTCCTCAAAATCTTCAATGAGTTTGTTGTATTTCTTCTTACTTAAAATCTTCATTCTGAATCACCCTTTCTTTTTCTTCTTAGGCTTAAACTTAAAAACATCATTCTTCTGACGGCTTACCATGCTACGATAGCCGTTCATTTTACTGGCTCTGCTTTTACTCATACCTCATACTCCTTCCGGTTTCTCGCACCGCTCAAACTCTATAACCCATACCCAAGGATTTGCATCCCAACCGTAGCGGTCAATGTCGGATTTCTTGATGGTGCTATTCCAAATCCCTATAAACGATGTAATTGTCATGTTTTCATCAAGTCCTCCATTTGTGTGGATATACTTATCTGTTCCTTCTGCCAACGCACTTTCTGCGCTGATCTCCTGCAACCGTTCCACTCTCACATCCGTGACATTAAGCCAGATGCGTGCCGCTTCTTTTGGCATGTGAATGGACGGATGATATATCAGTTTTGATGATTCCTTAAATGTAGGCAAGTCTGCCAGCTTATCATCAGCTTTGTAAATATATGTTCCATCTTCATATCCTTCGCTCCATGTTTCTCGAATATAAAGAATATCTCCCGGTTGATATGGTGGCTTTATGCACTGTACTCCATAACGTGCCGTAGGCTGTGGCTTTACAACTCTCCTAGTACAACTCTTCCGCCCGTCCAGAATTGCCCGAACCATTTCTGTGTTAACTGTGTTAAATAGTATTGGTTTAATTGCCATCTGCTCCACCGCCTTTCACGATTGTAATTGCGTCATCCATTGCCCTGTTCCATTCCAAATCTTCATCAGTTCGTACAACTCTGAAATTGTCGTTTAACTGTTCCACAACCTTGTCCACATCGTAGGCGGTCGGCTGTTCGTCAATCTTTTGTGCCAGCGCATAGAACATATCCTCACTGTTCCTTTGTGTAAGAAGAATATCCATGAACCATTGTTGGTATAACTCTTTTTTTAATTCATCTGCATCAATCAGTCTCATCGTTTTTTATCTCCTCTTTTCAAATAATCAAAAATCTCATGTCCAATCATCCCTACAACTGACAGAACGCAAAAAAGGTTAACTCCAAATTTTGTTAGAATATCTAACCTAATGGCTATAAGTATTAGCAGAATGAAATTTATGCACGATTGAAACATCATTCTTCATCACTCCAATCTAACCTACAACCGCAATTACTACAGTAATTTGGCGCATTGTTGTTATTCATTATTCCTATATCGTGACTGACTTTGATTTTGTTTCCACATTCGCAATGGAATACAGAAAGAGTATCACTAAGGTTATGGTTAAATATAGGTTTCTTCGCCGTCTGCTTAACCGCCGCCGCCCTACATTCTTTCGGTGTGCCGATTGCGCGGTACTGTTGTACTTCTTCAAGTGCCTGTATTGCTACTTTAGTAGCTTTCGCAACCCTGCATCCCCAATATTCACAATTAAGCGGGCTGTCTGTGCCTTGTGAGCATTCATAACAACTGTCTTTCTTCAATATCTTAATTGCTTCACTCTCCGTCATATTATCCCTCGCTTTCCAATAACTCCGGATTGTCAAAGATGTTGCCGATAACTTCATATTCAGTATCATATTCAAGCCTATGCTTATAATATTTTTCGTTAGGAATTGTACATATAATTTCAAAATCCCTAAATGTTATAAGCGTATTCACCTTGCTATTATTTATTTTTACAATATCATTCTCCCAAATCAGATTACCGTTCCTGTCTTTTAAGCCTGTGTATCGGCAGATTGTATCTTTCTTTACTTCTATAATATTTGATGCTGAAAACCAACCGGCTAATATTTTGCTTGCATGATTCGGAATAATCAAATAAGTGTCGTTTACTTCAACAAGTTGCCCTTTAACCCATCTGTCGGAATCATCAAACTTTGCCTTGAATAAGTATCTATCTTCCATACTCTCTCCTATTCCGCTTCTGATTGAAGCCATTCCCTAACTTCCGTCACTGTGTGCATTGAAACCCCATTTTCAATAGTCTTAACGCTACCCTCTTCATAAGTTTCTATTGAACAGATAAAATCAAGCAACTCTTCATCCGACATATTCCTTATCCTGTCGGCATTGGTGGTTGTGAATTTAGATGTAGTAATCTCCAACGTCACGTCCGTAATAAGTCCATCTCCATAACCATCTAACTTTACAGATTCAATATCGCCAGCAAAATTGCCATTTAAAGATAAATTCAATATTCTCGGTTTTCCTGTAGCACCATATCTATTTTCTTTTGTATCAAGAATTTTTATCAAATCACTAACTGTTACTACTTTCATCTTCTCCACCTCTCAATTCTTTCAGTTTTGCTTCGGCTTCGGATTCTGTGAGAAATACTGTTTTACCTATATCAAACAATGCAAATCCTCTTCTTTTTGTGCAAAATTCAATTTTCATTTCTGAATCAATCGTTGCTCTTTGAATCTTCTGTGCAGATATGTTTTTTCCAGCAATAACGTAAACAGTATCTCCCACCTTGCAAGGTAACTTGAAAAGCCTGCCCTGTTCCTCCGCATCCTCGTAATCCGCTAACTTCTCCATTGCGCAATAACCTTCTTCACAGTTGGAATAATATGAATTAGGCTTTTCGCCATAGCACGAATACAAGGTTTTTAAGGATTCTTTCTCGTAATTCTCTTTTACTAAGATTCCAATCGCTGTTCGTTCTGTTAATCTCTCCATGCCTATTCCTCGCTTTCTGCCAGCTTTGCCATTTTCCAATCGCTTATATCGCCACTTCCGCGCGCACTCCAAGATGTTGCTCCGTATCCCCATGCGTACACTATTCCGTTCTCGTATTTTGCAAAATATCTTTTTTCCCACGCACTTTCTTCGCTATCTCTTACTAAAATCGGCGTATCGACCGCAACCTTACTCCAATCAACAGGCGGCTCGACATACTCCGAATTAAGCCATTCTCGGAAATTATACTTACTACCTTTGCACGAATCTGATTCATAAAAATCGCACTCTTCACATTTAATTTCTTCGCAAATTGCAGGCTTTCCATTTTTTAATCCAAACAGTGCTGTGTTTGCCGCAAGTTCTATAATCTCATTTCCGTATTTTTCTTTATTTGTCATATTAAACCTCCAAATCGCATACAAACTTAATCTCATTCGCCAAACTCTGCGCTATCATCGGTACAGTCAACTGAAACTGCTTGTAATTAGCCAATGTGTCGATGTAGTCAATAAACTTGTCCGTGAACTGCTGTAACTGCTTCACAGACAGCTTAAATTCCTTTTTCAGAATCGTAAGCGTGAGCGCGAAATAGTTAAACAATGACGCGCTGGAAAGTCTGTAGGCTTCACGCTCGATACAAAATCCTTTCTTGGCATATAAGACCATTAACTGCCGCTGCGGAATCTGTTCAACTTCTGTCTTGGTATCAATGTCGTATTTGTCTTTCAGGTAAACAGCCAAGTCCTTTCCGTTCTTCCCGCCGCATGATGCTTCATCCAAGTAAGATTTCAAAAAATCCTGTAACCGGATGATTCTTGTCTGTCCGAATCCGAATTTGTCATGCAGAATTATGTACCCAATCACGACAAAATCTTTGTATGATTTTGATATAACCTTATCAGCATTTCTCTTTTCAAAATCATTTTGACCGATAATCCGCATTTCCTGTTTTGTGTAAAATGTTGGCTTTTTATTCCGTCTCAAAGCATTGCTCATTTCTTTGGTTTCTCCTTTCTGTATGTGATTTCCAACCATGCAAAATGACTCAATACAAGCTGTCTTGCACGTTCTTCAATCTCCATGCCTTTGTATTTGTTTATCAATGATTCTCCGGCTTTTACAACTTCATCCCACCAAGAATCAGTGCTGTCCGGGGAATAGTATTTCTGAATGAATTGCCAATAATCCATAAACACTTGCCATTCTTCCGAACCCTTTTCGATCTTTGCACTTGCCATAGCCACTACCTCTAAAACGGACAATCGCCATTGTATGGCTTGAATCCGTCCCCGCGTTCTTTCTTTTTTATTTCCGCAACAACATCATCAAGCGGTTTTTCGATTTCAACAAACTTCATATTTTCGCCAATAAACTGTAATGCTTCTTTCATAAGTTCGCCCTGCCGTTGCTTTGCAACTTTCAATCCTTTATATTCTCCGCTTTCATCCAGATTCCATAAAAAGAAAATATTCGATGCGTCCTGCTCAATATCTCCGGATTCTCTCAACTCTGACATTGTAGGCTCTTTGGTATCTCTGCCCTCTGAAACTCTGTTCAACTGCGAAAGTGCGATAACCGGAACATTTAGCTCCATTGCAAGTGCCTTTAATGCTTTTGAAATATCTCCGACTTCTGATGATCTGTTGCTGTACTTTCGCTCTGCTTTAATCAACTGCAAGTAGTCAATAATGATTGCATCAAACTGCCGGTAGCGGCTCTCTGCCTTGATTTCTCCTACGGATTTTGAACCTGTGGAAATAATCACATCATAATCACACATTTCATCGTTTGCCTTGTCGAATTTTTCTTTTTCATCTCCAAGGAACGCTTTTGCCCTCCGGACGCGCGTTAGGCTTATTTCAGACAACCTTGAAACGAAACGTTCGTAAACCTGTCCTTCTTTCATCTCGAGGTTGAAATATCCAACTTGGAGTCCTTTTTCTGCCATTTGTCCGATCATCTGCGTTACAAATGCGGATTTTCCAATTCCCGGTCTTGCACCGACAACAGTCACGTCTCCGCCCTCTAAACTTCCGATACAATCATCCAATTGATCGAACCCTGTTTTTACGCCGCCCTCTCCAACGTGTTCGTTGAAATATTTTTCCTTGTTTTCCTCAACGATCTGCTTTAATGATTTTGACCGAACTTTCATGTTCTTCTGCAATTCTTCCAACCTTGAAATGCTTTCAGAAATAGTCTTGTCAATGTCTCCCGGTCTCAATGAAACTCTCTGATAAAGACTTTTGACCTCTCTTGCCTTGAAATCATTCATCACGACTTTGGCATACGCAGGAGCTTCAACCGATGTCGGAGAAGATTGTAAACAAGACATAACGACTCGCTTATATTCATCTTCGCTGTACTTTGGGTTGGTCAGCGATTGTGCAAGGGAAAGAACTGTGATTTCTTCGCAATTATCTCTCATTGCAAGCATTTTTATGAAAATGTCCTGTCCTATATCATCGGAGAACATATATGGTTTAATGTCCGGAATCCTGTCGAGAGAATCAGCAGATATAAGCACGCATCCGATAAGCCCCTGTTCCGCTTCTGTCAACTGCAATCACCTCGTTTCTCTGCAATCTGCAACCAATAGTCGCAATCATTTTTCAACCAATCAACATATTTTGGAATGTACCGAAAATCCTTATCGTCCGGGTTCTTTTCTTGATAGTCACTCAAATATGCTTCTGTGGCTTTGTATAACAGCCGTGCAACGTCCGGTTGGTTCTCTTCGATAACTTCTAGCACTTTATCCATCCAAGCCGTTTTAGAGGTACTGTACGCTGTTTTCTTGGGGTATATACTAAAAGTCTTTTTCCATGCATCGTCAAAATCAAACAAATCTCCGGAATCGGGCGACAGCGAATTTTCTTTTATATTTTCTTTCTCTTTATCTTCTTCTTTTTCTTCTTCTTTATCTGAAACAACGACGTCAGACGATTTATCGGGCGATTTTTGCTCAATTAGGTTCTTCTGCTTCTTTCTGCGGTTCTGCTGATATAGCCTGTCACGTTCCTTTTTCTTCTCATAAGCATCAAGTGTCTGGTGCTTATTCCAATTCGGAATCGTTATCACATTGTCAACGACCTCAATCATCCCAAATTCTTCAAAGGTCTTAAGTGCAAGCCTTACCGTGTTCAAATCTCTGCGGAAAATGGTGGCAAGCATTTCATCCGTGAACGGTAACTTGTTGCTCATCATAAACACACCGTTGTTATTCTGTTTTCCGGCAAGAATAAGAAGTTTGAACCAAATCGTAATGATGCTATCCGCACTCGGCATACTCTCAATCAGCAGAATCTTTTCATCATCAAAGACATCTGTTGTGATTTTAATCCACTTGACTTCTGCCATTTAATCGCTCTCCTCATACGTATTTTCAGAAATCAAAGCCATAAACTTCTCATACTGCTTTTCAGAAACTTTATTACCCTGTTTTTCCGGCTTCAAGCGGATTTCAAGGTGCTTTTCAGCAATATGCGATAATTCCTTAGCAAGACTCTTTTTGCCCTGCTTAATGCCGTCATAATAGCCTTTTGCTGGCTTAAATTCGTTTATCTTTTCTTTTCCTGCGCCTTGACCGCCAGCCGTTTTGTTGTAACGGCATTGATAACCTTTCTTTGTATATTCCAAAATCCAATATTGTTCCATTTCATCAAGTTTCTCTCTCGGATAATGGATAAAATCCAATTTCCATCCATACGGATTTTCTTCACTATAAAATCCTCTTTTTTTAATCGAAAGATCTATGTGCTGATAACCGGATAAATGTGAAACATTTCTCTCTAAGCAGTCAACGCTCTGACCGATATAAAAGTAAGATATACCGTTTTCATCAGTCCTCGTGTAGAAATAAATTCCGCTCTGATTTTTCATTCTAGGGCAAACACTTAATATCCGTTTCTCGTTGTTCTTTTTTATTGCATATAGCTGCTTGTAATTTACATTCGGCATTTTCTTCTACCTCTCAATGGCGTTGTTAATATCTCTTCGATAGTCCAACCCATATCCTTTCTATGTAATAAGCAATGTGCATTTATACCTACTATTTCAGCCCACTCAACAACCCTATGGGTTTGTCCGTTGTGCTCCCAAACAGGCGAACCCGATAAATCTTTACATTTTTTACTGCAATAAACCGCGTCATTGTAATGACCACCTCTTTTGGCGTTAAATGATTTATTGCAAATAGGACATATTTTCATATAGTCTTTTGTGTTTGGATGCTCTCTGTAATAAAGAATCCTTCCGCAGTGATTGCTGCATGTTTTTTGCCCATTTCTCTTCTTTTTCACAAATTGCTTTCCGCAAACAGGACATTTTAAAAATTTTTCATCTATAGGAATGCTATTTCTTTTGTTTTTAGCTTGTTCTGCATTTGTTACAAACCTGCAATTGCTAGGCTCGTAATTCCCATTAACATCAATTCTGTCAATGGTTAAAATGTTCAATCCCTTATCCGTCTTTTCTTCTTTGTACCCGTTTGCGATCGCCCAATCGTGGAAACTTAGAAAATCATTCTTCCATTCGTCACACATTACAATCCCTCTTCCGCCGTAATTTTTATAGTCTCGAGAAGTTTTGCAATAGCAACGGTATTTAATACTTTTCCACAGAGGGTACAATCTACCGCATTTATTTGATAATCCGTGTTTATATCCCATCCAATCACTTCCTCTCCAATGGCTTCATGCTCATTTGAGCCACAAACTTTCCATAGCTCATGCCGGAAGCGCGTGCCATATGATTCACAGCCTTGATTGCATCGTCCTTTTTCTTTGGTTTTTTCAAGCGTTCTTTAACTTCATTGCCGATGCAGTCTTGGCAATCAACTTTGCGTTCATCTATCGTCATAAACAGCCTGCCACATTTCGGGCATATTCTTGTATACACAGTTCTTCCAGCCTTTTTAAAATTTTTAAACTGTGCGTATCTTCTTGCACATTTGGGTCTACAGTATTTTTGATCTGGTCGCTTCGGCTCAAATTCAGCCATACAGTATTCACATAATTTCAATTTTTACCTCCAATCTTTTGTAAGGGCGGCACGGTAAACGTACCGCCAAAACATGGCTTTCAATAAGGTTTGTGATAACTATTCGCCAAACAAGATAGTTTCTTTTAGGCTTTCGCCAAGGTGTTTCAACCTAATTATTCTTTTTCAAGTTCCGCTTTGATGGTCTCAAGTTTTTTCTCTTCATATTCAAGACGTGCTCGGCAACTCTCAACAATAGTGCCCTGCCTGCTAATAAGCATTTCAACAGCTTTTTTCTTGTTTTTCTCCGTCAGAATGACCCTATCCCGGCTGCAACCGCTTAACACACCAATTTCGTCCTTGCGGATTCTCTGTCCTTTATATTCAAATTCGGATTCTTCAGTAATGATATACGTTTTTGGCTTTTCTTCTACGTCTACTTCTCTACAAGAAAATTTATCGCCCCAAAATCTGTAAATGTATAATTTCATGCTTTCTACTTTCAGAACGGACAAAGGTTCATATTAACCTCTAGCCCTTTTTCTGCAACATAAACATTCGTTCCATATTTAATTGTTTCTTTCGTTCGTTGTAGGAATAACGCGGGATCTCCGCTTGTGTCCGATAAGTGTATTAAAACGACATTTCGCAAAGCTGGGTTGTCGTTCGTCTGAATAAATTTAAGTGCCGTATCAAGGCTCATATGACCTCGCAAACGGTGTTCGTAATTTGGCTCATTCCGGGCTACCAAGTCCATGCTATAATTGGCTTCAGCCATGATATGCTCAACTTTTATGCCAGAAAAGTCATATCTGCAATATTCCAAGTCGGTCAAGAATAACAGCTTTCCCATTTCCTCATGCTCGATTAAATAGCCGTAGCACTCAATTTCTGTATCGTGCGGTACATTGAAGGGCGTTGCCGTAAAACTGCCGATTTGCCGTGTTCTGCGCGGTGGAATGGCTATTGTACGCTCTCCGGTTATGGTTTCAAGTGCGGTCTGCGTTTCAAACGCTGTATAAACCGGAATGCCGGATTTCATGAAATCTTTTATGTATCGTGCATGGTCTCCGTGTTCATGGCTTACAATGCATCCTGCAACATCAGAAATACGCCAATCAATCATCTTCTTAAAGTCCATGAATTTGCATCCGGCTTCAATGGCAAGAATCTCGCCACTGTTGCTGATTAAAGCGTAACTGTTGCCTGCCGATGATGAACCGCAACATCGCATAAGCATTTAAACCACCTCACTTTCATCCGTTTCAATACTTAACTGTCCCGAAACTATCTTTGAATATTCCTTTGCCAAGTCCTCAAGTGTTATCTTTGGAATTGTAATATTCATAACACGGTCTCGCCCATATTCATCAATGTATTTCCTAATCCACCATGCTTCAATATTGTTTAGATACTCCTGTGACTTAACACGAACCTCTGTAATGGTCTCAAATACAAGGTCTGTAATATTACCTTTCAAACCGCTCTTAACGTGTTCCTGCCACCGGAAGAATGGCATATATACCGTTTGTCCTATGTAGTGCATATTAGTCTTTCTGTTATAAATATGGTAAATATATCCATATACACCACCATTGCTCTCATATCCCTCTCTGGTTTGAAATTCTCCCTCGTAGTATGGATTAATTTTTCTACTGATTTCAGCTCGGCAACCATAAGAACAAAAGTAATATTTTTCTCCACCATCTGTCGTAATGTATGGAAAGTCCTTTTGCTTGCCTTTGATCGACTTATGGCAGTTAAAACAGATTGTATCAACTTCAATATTGAATCGCTCATAGAAGAATTGGTTGCTTTCCATAACCAGAGCATATATTCCGCTACCTTTTCTTGGCTTTGCAAACCTTGAAATACTGCTTTTCTTCTTTACTTCGTCCTTTGCTTCACTACGAGACATATCTTCTCCGTAAAGATAATATTCATCAAGAAGAGTGCCTTTTTGAGAATCCCACACGTTATCATCTGTAAACTCTTTCAGTTCATCGTCTACCTTGTAATCATAGATGCGAACCCAATAGTATTTCATAGGCTACTCCAATTCTTCCTCTGACGGAAATTGAAAGATAGCATTGCTAATGCATTCTATTTTTGACGGCTGATTTTCTGTTCGCACCATAATACCGCATTTCTTTAATCTTTCAAATTCCCTTGCCACATCTTCTGAAACATCAACATTCTGCATTACGATAGGCGTACCGATATATGCATCTATAAGCCTTTCCATAGCTTTCTTTGCTTTCTCTTCTTTAGAATATTCAGCAATTTGCATGTCTTCATTAAGCGACTCAACACCTATTAAGTTTTTGTTCAGGAAATAAATTCTTGACCTGAATCTCTGAATAATCACCTCTTCATATGGCATATCAAGCGTTCCGTCCTGCGAAATTACTCTCATAGCAACCTCCTAATCTTTCATAAAGTCCGGTACATTCTCGTCATTCTCAACGACTTCTCCGGCTACTTTCTCCGGCTCAACTGCTGCACTTTCGGTTGCTTCGGATTCAGTTACGACAAACGGTTCGGAATTGGCGTTCTCTGCAATTTCTTCCTGCGTCTGCTGATATGTTTCATCTATCTGCATAAGAGACTGTTTTGCAATAGCATTAAGGTCTTTTGGATGCTTCTTGATTGCATTATTGCGCATCTTTCGAACGATCATGGATTCAGATGTATCAAGCCATGCGGCACTCATGTATGGTCTTGCAACTTCGCAGGAAAGCATATCTTCAACAGTTTTGCAAGCTAAAAGCTCTTTCAAAATTTCATTTTTCTTTTCTGCGATAGCTTTCTTTTCTGTTTCCGTTGCATCATAGCGTGTCTTTTTGCCGCCTTTTACAAGTCCGAAAGTCTCATTCAGAAGATTATTGCGAACATGAGCAAAAAGGTTTCCTTTTACGCTTTCACGCTCTGCTATCATATATTCAACTTTCCCATCTTTCATTTCCACCGGGTAAACAACACGGATAACTTTCTGCGAAAGTCCTTTTTCTTCCCATTCCGGCGGTGTAACTTCAATTCCTTTATGCTTTGGATATGTAAAATCGTCACCTTCTTTCACAAGCCATACCGGATATACCTTTTTAACATCAACACCAAAGTTTCGAAGAAGTGCATCATTTCCGTCTCCTTCGATCCCCATTTCTACTTCCTTGTACCAATTTCCATTTACATCCTGTTTGCTTCTCAACTGGAAGTAGCACTCCCTTGGCACTGCATTGGCATTAAGTTGAAGGCTTGATACCTGTCCAATAATCTGTCTCAAATTAGATCCATTCAAGTTACTCATGGCGGCTTTGCTAGATGTAACAAGGTTGTAAATAGCACTCATAGATGCCATGACACACTGCTTGGAATAATCATTAAGTACAAGTCCATGCTCTGCAAAGTCACGCTCCATAAGCCCTATGTACTGGTTTGTATAATAGGAAAGTTGTGTATTCATTTCCTGTTTTCCCTGCGTAGATACTGCCGTATTTTCTGCCATAATTATTTTTCCTCGCTTTCCATGATGATTTTTAATTTGTTTTCTGCTATTTCAAACTTTTCTTTTGCCGATTCAAGTTCCTTTTCTGCGACTTCTCTAAACTTTTCTTTTGCATAATCGTAATTCGGCTTTGTAAGGAAAATATTTTCATAATAGCCAGTAATTTTCCCTTCGTCCTCTTTTCTAACAAAGCTCATGCAATTTGGAAAACCTCTTTTCTTATCAACTGGATAATATGTCTTTGGTTTTTCAATCACTTCCACTTCTGTGACGGAGATTCCGTCCGAATTAAGTCCATAAAAATAAAGTTTCACTGCTTTTCCTCGCTTTCCTCATATTTCTTCACAACCGCCACCTTATCAGCACCGTAGGTTTCCACCCATGCCATATCCACTGATTCATCTGTAACTGTCAGCTTTGCACCCTTGTCATTTACAACCGTGTCACCGGCTTTCGCAGAATCCTCGGTGCGATACACGTAGCTTCTTGTGCTGTTTGGAAATTTCGCTTTGATATACTGCATTTATCATTCCTCCTCAATTTTCAAACCAAATGGAACATTTCCATTAACAATAGATTTCCAATGTGCAATAACATTTGGATTAGCACTTGGATTGCATGGTTCCGTTGGAGCAAACATAAATCCGCTCTCCTGTTTCTTGGTTTCTTCATCCCATTCTTTCTCGGTTCCAAAGCAAAGATGCTCATAGAATTTTGGATTGTCCTCATATGTCGGGTATTCCGGATGCTGTTTCTGCCATTCCACAACATCCACTTTAAACTTCTCCATATCAATAGCCCATTTATCATGAGCAACCTTCCATTTTTCCACTTTATCGTTATTCTGGTCAATTTTGTTTTGAGCTTCTTTCTTGACCGATTCCCAAATTTCACTACTTATGGATATAAAAGAAGCTTTATACTGCGGATAAAGAAGATTGTCATAATCAAGAATTTTCAACCCTGTCTTATTGTTCTGAAAGTTCCATTCTCTAATAACCTGCCACATAATGCATCCGGCTTGAAATCCGGTAATTCCGCCGGTCGGAGAATTGTCAACCGCACACATGGCTGCTATTCCTGCTGCTGCAACTGCGTGGCAAATAGTTCCATAATCATGCGAATAATCTTCTGTTAAATGCCTTACAAATTCCGGAAGTGTTTCCACAGTCTGTTTTTTCGCTTCTTTGTACCATTCATTCTGGATTTTCATTTCCTCTGTAATCTGCTGTTTCATCTTCTAAACCCTCTCTTTCCTTTATTCTTCGCGTCTTTTTCACAATACGGAAGAGAACAATGTCCGGATTCCGCAAAATCAAAGAATCCTCTCTTAGTTGCACTCTTCCAACGCTTGCACGACATACACCGTGCATCCGGCTGTGTGACGTTGTTTCCGATTCCTATTCTCGACATTTACACTCCATCGACTTTCAACTGCTTGTCCTCTGAAACGCTCAAAAGAATTAACTGCGCATCCATATCCGGCACATTGAACTCATTCAGCGATTCTGCGTTATCAACAAAAATCGGCACACTCACGCCGTATAACTCGCTCAATGAGCGGATAATATCAAGTCCGGCTACAATTCTGTGACCACTGTTCAAGGTCGAATACGGTACACCATTTACGGTACACTCACAGCAGTCTTTCATACCGCCATTTAACTGCATTTCAAAGAGTTTGAAATTAACTGTCTTGAAATGGCTATTGATGGATTCAGAAACCTTATTCAGCTTGAAGCGAATAAACTCTTCCAAGAGGTAAAGCATCTGTTCCTGGTCTGCAACTTTCTGCCCGATTTCTTTCTGCTCGTCATGAAGCGTTTCTATACGATCATCAATCATAATGTTGTTAGCCGCCTGCGCGATAACCTTGTTCACTTCATCAAGCTGTGCCTGCAGATTGGTTTTCTCGGCTTTCAAATCAGTAACAACCTTGTCTGCGCCCTCTGATTCAAGCTTTGCAATATCAGCAAGAATCTTGTCATGCTCTGTTTTCAGCTTCACATACTCTTCATTCTGCGAATAATCAGCTTCTGCCGGGATCTCAGATAACTGCTTTGCATATTCATTCTGCTCTGCAAATGCCTTTGATTCCTGCTCTTTGAGCGCCGTAATATCTTCCTGCAACTTAGTATTTTCCTTTGTTAATCGCTCTATATCAGCCTTGCAAGCGTTGCCCTTGTCAATCAGACCTTTAAGTTTTGCGCCCTTTGCATCATCAAATGCTTTGCGTGCATCCTCTAACTGCTTGGCGGCACGTGCCTTGGCATCTGCCTTTTTCTGCTCAAAATCAGCCTTAAGAGACTCAATCTTATCCTGCGGCAACTTCTGACCGCACAGTGAACAAACAGTGCTATTTTCATCAAATACCCACTTGGATTCGTCAAAGAGATATGGCATTTCATCAAATGCCTTGGAAAATTCTGCATTGTATTCAACACCAAGATTTTTCCGCTCTGCATCTGTATCGGAAATTGTCTTCTCATTTGCCTTGATCTGATTTTCCGCAGACTGAATCTGATTATGTAAGTCATTGAACTCTCGTGTTGCATCATCCTTGGCACTGTCAAGACCTCTACGTTTTGCGGAAAGTTCGTCATTCATGACCTGCATAATGCCGGACATATCAAATTGCAACTGCATTTCTTTTCCACGGAGTCTGTCAATCTCGGTCCCGGCATTTTCCACACGATCGTCAACCGCTTCAATCTTCCGCTCCAGGTCAGCCTTTAACAACTCCTGCTCTGCCACATCCACATCAACCTTGGATTTCTCGGCTTCATCAATACGCACCGGGATTTCAGCCTGTTTCTTCTTCCACTCGCTCAAAGCCTTGGAAAACTTGGCGCGAATATCGTCTGTAGATGGTGCTTTCTCCAATTCTCCAATCAGCGGCGCATACTTGGCATCTGTCTTTGCCAACTCAACATCGGAAACCTCTGCAACAAGTTTCATCAGAATGTCTCTCTGTTCTTTCCATTTCAGAGAAGAAAAATACTGCGGATTGGTCAGCATCTTAAACATTTCCTCACTCTGTGCTAAACCGGAAATATAAGCCTTAAATTCAGCTTCACTCTTTGGATAACCGTCAATCTCAAATGAATTGACATTACCCTGCAAAGTAACGGTGTCGGTTCCACGCTTCTTAACCCAATTCTGCTTCTGAACCTTTGAAAGTTCCACTTCCTTACCATCTATATCAATAACACCAACAACCTTGATTTCCACGTTATCAATGCGGTGTCCGTCCTTATCCAATGGTCTGACATTGAATTTTTCCTCGCCTGCACTGTTCTTGTTAAAAAGAAGCCATGTAAATGCATCAAAGATCGTTGTCTTTCCTACTGCATTCTGCCCTTTAATACTTGTCTTATTTGAGAAATTCACATCAAGGCTCTTAATACCTTTGAAATTCTCCATATGTAACGACTTTAAAATCATTCGCATTATTCTACACCCCCACGATTCCTTTTATTGACAACTCATATGTAACTTTTTCCATAACGTGACCATCTTTACACGTTTTCTTATATCTCCGGCTTTGTAATCTGCCGTATGTGCTTACCCTATCGCCTAAAGCAAGTGAGTCTGTATATTCTGCACACTTTCCCCATACGATGCAAGTAATCAAATCCTCTTTTCCGTTTTCTCTTACGTTTTTGAGTTTCACATCACAGATTTTACGGCCAAGTGGTGTTTCTCTAAGTTGCTTTTCCTCAATAATTCCATCAAGGCTTACTTCATTCAAAGGGCTATCATCCTCTGGCTTCGTGATTGCATCAGCCATAACATACATAAGAATGGCTTCTCCTGCGCCTGTTCTCACGCGTCTAGTAATTATCTTTCCCTTGACACATACTGTTCCGATAATTCCTGTATCGCTGATTTCTTTGTCAAACAGTACCGGAAGAATATCTGCAACACCGCTTTTTCTTTCAACTCCGATGAAAAATTTATAAAAAATCTTACCGCTTGATTTATGGCTTTCCCTTGGTGCTGATACAACATCACCGATCAGTGTTATTTTGTTCTCCATTGCTTCTCCTTTCCATTTCTCTGTCAAGAACATTTTCAAAATTATCTTTATCATCCTGTTTCTTTCGTTTCCCTGCCAAAAGTTCAGCAAGCATACGCTTTTCTTTCGTGGAACATCTCGTGCCACTTATATACACAACGCCTACCATGCATCCTCTCTCATTCTGCGATTTCTCTTAATTCGCTTGTCAAGTTCGGCTCTCTTTCGGTCTACCTCCGACCAATAATACATAATTGCCGCAATTACCGCCCCGGCTACAAATTTAATAGCCGCTATATTCCCTACCGCGCCCTCACTATCCATATAGCACGCGGCAACCAAGGAATATTCCATTGCAACCGCACCTATGATGAATTGGATTACTTTTTTCATTCATGCTCCTTTCAGCCACTTTATAATTTAGTACCAGTCAGAAACAAACGTTCCGAGTAACGGACATGCAACAACATCTATAAAACGCGCAGAACCATCTTCCACGGAATATGTAAAAGCCATTGCAGGTGTGTAAGTCGAATCTCCTGTCTGTATCTGTGCATCTCTTACAGAAACCCCATATGTTGTTTCCTCGTCAACGAAAATGCTTGAAAAACTTTCCGCAGAGTCAAACTTTGCCAAATAGTTGTCACCGCTACGAATTACCCTTGAATTAACTTTCTGAAATTCAAAATTGCTCATTTCAATTCTCCTTTCCATTATGTGTTTCGTCTTCCTTGCCCTGCTCACTATGTTTCGAAGCAGAACTTTCTACCATTCCAAGAACATATCCTTTCTGAAAATCTGTCATATTCGGAATGGCATCACGAAGTTTTTCGACAACTCGCTTTTCCTTTTCGCTCATACAATCACTTCCTTTCATGCGCAATATCTGATTTCGTACTCTGCTACAATGTTCAAGTCGCATCCGAAAATATACATTAAAATAGGAAGAAACTAATTTCTTTTGTACTTCCCATGCCAAATCATCCGTGAACGACTTGGCCAACATTAGATAGCCCTGTTCGGTAAAAAGATACATTCCGTTAGGAGCGGTTACACCAAATTCCCCCTTGGCTTCATCCGAATTTCGGACGAAGTAATCTTCTCCTAAAATAAAGTGTTTCTTATTGTCGTTAAATATTTTTCTCGCTGTTCCGTCTGGTCTTTCATGTACCATGTCAATGTCCTTAAATGTGACCACTCTTTCCCCTTTGTACTCTTTGATGGAAATATCTGCATTTCCAATGTGTACCAAATTATCCATATTTTCACTCCTTTCTGTGATATAATTCCCTTATCATCAAATAAGGGAGGTGATACAATTTGAAATACTTTTTGTTTTGCGATTTTTCTACAATATCCTGCGACCGAGAAAAGATGGCAGAGATATTAACTGAAAACGATATAACGTTCGCAAATATCAATAATTTTTGTTGGGAACTAAAAGTTCCGGATAAGTTTGGAATTCCAATCTGCGACACGACCGCAGAATCTATTCACTGCCTGTTTTATCAGTACACTCACAAGAACTCTCTTCTTCTTGTGGTAAAAGCAAATGAATATTTTCCAAACGGAGATTAGGATATAATCTCTTTGTTTCTTCATATACGGTTTTGGTTTTCAGCCATTTCCGCATATGAAGAACCTGTTCCATGACATCCATATCGTGAATATCCACTTTGTTTAAAATCTTCTGCAATTCCTTTTCCATTCCATTAAAATAAGAAACCGGAACAACAACCAAATCATTCACGGATTTAATTTCTTTCATTTCCTCACTCGCTTCCTTTCTTTTATAATCCAATTTAATTGGATGTATCTGGCACAAAAATAAAATCCATTGGAATACCAGATAATTTGCTCATGGTTTTCAACTGTGATAAGCTAGGCTCTGTTTTGCCCTTTTCCCAATTGACAACGGTTGCATTAGATACACCAAGCATTTCAGCCCATTCCTTTTGTGTCATTTTCGCATTTACGCGAACTGCTTCTAATGAAATTCTAGGCATCTTTTTCTCTCCTTTCATATTTGATGGTTTAATCATAATCCAATTATTTTGGATTGTCAACACTAAAATTCAAATTTATTGGATTTAATATTGAATTTTTTATTTTATTGGTTTATAATACAATTAGAAAGGAGGGCAGAAGAAATGGATAATGAAAATCAATTTAGCGAAATGGATATAGACGATATCCAAAAAGAAGTGTTTGCTGAAAATTTAAGATACTATATTGAATTAAATCAAAAACAGCAAATAGATGTTGCAAAAGACTTAGGTATTAACCCAACAACTTTAAGTATGTGGTGTACCGGTAAATCATTTCCAAGGTCAGGAAAGCTTCAGGCATTGGCTGATTATTTCAAAATCGGAAAAACAGATTTAATAGACCCACGCATTAATAAATCTGTTGACGAAGAATTTTCAAGTGTTGTATTAAATATTGGAATGAATGATGAACGTTTTAAAAAAATTATTATTGAATATAGCAGATTGCCAGCAAGCAAAAAAGAATTGTTATGTGAATTTTTCGAAAAATTTATATTCTAAAAGAAAAGCAGGGTTCAACGCCCTGCTTTTTCTTCTTTTAAACCAGCTTTTACAAATTCATGCAAAATTCGTAAAATCTTATAATCTTCAATTTCTTTTATCATAGTTATAATTTCTTCTTTGTAAGTCTTTTTTGTTTTTACTTCTCCTACCATAAAACCTCCAATCACAAACTATTATGTACCAACAAAGCAATTACAGAACGTATGTTCGGCATAGTCAATCCCCAATTATGGGCGGAGCCATGCCAAACCCCACCCATGCCAGAACTTGAAGTGTCCTTTCGGACAAGTCCATAGTATCACTGCGATATGCATGATTTCAACATTTTTCGGTCGCAAGTTTCGACAGAAAATGTCATTGCAGAGAAGCGGAGAGCTGTTTCTCAATCTCTTCTTGCACTTTTGCGCGCCAACGCATCGGCACTTCATCAATCGTCATTTTCTTGTCTATAAGAATACGTCTTACATAGAATTTAACCATATCCTACACCTCACTTCCTGCGGTAATGCTTGCCAGTTCTTGGATTGCTTCTGCGTTTGCTTCATGCCCAGCTTTAAGTTCATCAATTGCCTTTTCCATTTCCGTCTTTGTTCTAAGTCTTACTGTTACTGCGTATGTACCATCCTCTGCGCCATCCTCTCCCACGTTCGGCATATACGTAAACCCGTCGGATTTCAGATCGGTATATTTCCCCGACACTGCATCGTTGTGTGTAAATGTTACTTCCGCAAGGTTGTTCTCTGCAAAAGCGTCCGTGATGGTCTTGACGGCTTCGAAATTTTCTGCCTTGATCTGGATGTTGCCAAGGCTTGCACCATCGGCAATCTCGAACTCTGTTTTGTTTTTCAAAATTATTTTATCCATGTTTTTAATTCCTTTCTATAATAAAAATGGTTTATAAGTTACGTTCGAATATTTGTTCGATATATTTTCTTAAACGGCAGTTTAAAAATTAAAGATGTTCCGTGGACACCATATTGCCCAAGAACCGATTTTGCTGACAAGGTAAAATTCGAAGAGGAAAACGCAATGCAATATGGATCTTTAATGATTTGCTCTATACGCATTGAATTATTAGAAAATACTCCTGGTGGATATGTGCAGATTGTGAATTTACCCAAAAAAATGTTTCGTGGCATTAACCAAACAAACATGAATGGGAAAACAGGTCAATGGTATTTATATATTGGTGATAACACAAATAGTAGTAGTATGGTATTACGAGATTTATTTGAATCTGGTAATTATTATTTTAGTTTCATATATTTAACAGCAGAATAAAATTAAACATCTTTTGTATCTGTTATAGTAACGTTACTTATTTTAAGCTTTTTATTACCAGAAGGATCTGCGTATGCAGATATAATTTTTACTTCACCACTCCAATGATTTACTGCAAGTAAACAACCACTAACTCGATCTTGCGCAAAAGCCATTATAAGCCAATTACCACTTGTATTAAAGAATTTACATTTTGCATCAAAAATTTGCATATATGATAAACCTGTGTTCATATTTGCGTTTATATAATTTTTTATATCAGATAATGTCGTTGTATCGGTTGTGACAAGTGTAGGAACAGCAAGTCTATTATTTAAACTGCCGTTTATTTCAGTAATTTTATCGTCCAGTGCCTTTCCCTGCCGGGCATCCAAACCAAATCCGGCTTCTGTGGTTGTAAGGTTGTTGATTAAGTTCGCCGCTGGAAATGCACCGTTAATTTTATCTTTTAATGTATCAGACAACTTTATAACATTGTTGACCTGATCCATTGTAAGCGTTGCGCCATCAATGTTAACTTTAAGCGTTCCATCTTCTGCAATCGAAAGTCCGTCTGTCGGTTTCACAATCCCGGCATCCTCTTTCGTTGCGATTGCACCAGCACCGCCCACGATAGACTTAGACCAATACTCTGTATTGCTCGTTGCCGTTCCTGCTGGAACTTCCTTTTTTGCGAAATAAAGCGTATTGTTATAAGTCACTGCATCCAATCTCTTATATGTAGCATTTGCGCTCCAATCACCTTTTGGTACAATTGCTACTCTTCCTGCTATAGCCATTCTAAGCCACCTCCCAATTTAAATTTCCGTCATTGTCAACGACAAAGTTATAAGCAGAATTGTCCGTGTAAATCAACTCTCCATCCTCATTCACATCAAATTCTGTCATTGTGAGTTTCTTGTTAATCTCGTTTTCGATTCCCTGTGCCCTGTCCGCGCTGTCCTTTGCGTCTGTGGCAGATTTTGCCGCGTTGGTTTCGGACACCCCTGCGCTTTTGGCAGATGCTACCGCCTTGGCAGATTCCACTTTAATATCTGCAAGATAATCTGGGCGCAGATGCTTTTCTTGGATACTTCCCTCTTTCACGATTGCGGACACCTTACCGTCACTGCCGATTGCAAATGCGATTGTATCAGAATCGAGAAATTCATACTCTGTAATCAGAGATGATAAGTCCACATTCTGCACTGTGCCATCGTCAAGCGTGATTACCAACTGCTGACTTTCCGGATCATACTTGAAGTTGACTGCCAGCTTCTCCAACTTGGTATCAATGACCGCCTTGGAACCATTCATCTTAACGACCGTCAGCGTTCCGTTGGATTCATCCCAAAGGATTTCCTTTACAAGTTCGTTAGCTTTGGTCAAGTCAACTTTCGTGGTGTCGAGTGCGCACACACGATCGTCGATTGCATCAATGCCGCCCTCTATGTTGTTCAGCCTATTTCGATTAATTGCGGTCTTTTCGCTTGGAAGGTTCTCCCAATATTCGCGGCTATAGATTTTCTGATATGCCATCTAATCACTTCCTTTCTAATGCGGATAGTCTGTGTTCAAAATCGTTACACCTGTTCTGCAGTTTCTGTATCATGGCAGTGTTAAGCGCAATAAACTCTTGATAGCACAATGTATACATATCATTTGCTCCACCATTCTGCTTTAAGAATTTTTCCCATTCCTCGTTAGATTCAAAATCTTTTTCGGAGAATACCGCATGTTCCAGTCCGTAAAACTCATTTTCAGATATGTCACAATCCGTCATTGCCTGTTCAACATCCTGCGCAACAAATCCCATGTGCATTTTCTCATCATTTTCTATGAGCCGATATTCCATCGGTTGCAGCAACTCAAAAAATCTCTCAAACCGATCATCCTCTAACAGTTTTCGAAAATCCTTTTTCTTTCTGCCATCAGACGTTGTTTTCCAACCACCGGAAGAATACCCTCCGGCAAATGGATTGGGGTTAGTTCCACAGTACACAGAACTAGAACTTGGGATTAAATTTCCGTTGTCTGAAATTCGTACATAATCGGATAGTCCAATACCTTGCAAATAATGCGCGGTTGATGCCATTATACACTGCCTTGCACTTTCTGCAGTTGTTGCAGAGTCTGCGGTTGTCGCATGATCAGCCGTACTTGCATGATCCCCTATGGCTTCCCCATTTTGATCTGTTACAGAGTTTAGGTCAATGCGTATGTTTTGCAGCATTGGCCTTCCTCTTGCATCGAGTCCAATAATTACAATGTCATCGCCAAGAGACGTTGCAATAAAATTCAGAGAATCAATAATTGACACTCGTCCATTCCCGTCAAGCTGGAAGTTATTACTTTCAATTATGAGCCTGTTTCCACGAAGCATAATCTGGTCAGCGCTTGCATTGATCATCGAAATAACTTGATCGTTCTCATCTCTGCCTAACTTTAATTCCAAGGACGCATCCAATTCGCCTTCTGCTTTTTGTGCTCGATTGACTTCTGCGGAAATGCTCTTTGCGGTCTGCTCAAATTTAGAGCTTGTCTGTTGCTCCAAATCCTCGTATGTTGATAACAGATGGTCTGCGTTCCTCTCTAGCTTTCCGGTACGTCTTTCAACGCTTTCAATCGTGTCTCTGATAGAATTAACCTTTGCAGAGTGTGTCTGCGTGCCCTGTGCCGAAATCGAATCTCTCTTGCTTTGTACTCCGGTTAGGGTACGTTGCAATAAATACGTTTCAACAATCTCTCTTGTGGTATTGAACCGGATAGGTTCCCCAAGTGTCAGGCATGGATTTCCGACGCAAGTGCAACTTTTAATCGGTGTGTATGCCGCCTGTTTCATGATCGGCAATAGGTTATTTGCAATCTGTTCAAGTTCCGCTCCGGTCTTGTCTGATACAAGAAAGTTTCCTGTAATCGAATAGTTGTTTCCGGCAGTTCCAACAATAGCACCGGCATTATCTTCGCTTGTCTTGATTTCAAGCTGTGTAATTGCCTTGCTTTGGAAGTCCTCGTAATCAAACGTGATGTAGTGTCCGGTCATGGACTCTGTGTTTGCGTCAGACGGAAATACGTTGTCTGCCGGAAACAAATCTTCTGCCGGATAAAGTGCGCTTGTGATTGCTTTCAGAAAGACATACTCAAACTTGCCCTCTCGGTTGATATTACCAAAGCATCCGTTAATCTCACAGATTGCCGTTACAACGGTTTTCCCACTGATAGCGGACTCTTCTGTGACCGCGCTTGAATCGTCCGTCTGTGTTGCTACAATCGTCTTATTGACCGTCATGGAATCATTGACAAGGCTTGTTTCAACTTGCGCGATTCCAAGATGCGCAAAGAAGCTATCACGGAACTGCTTTAATGTCATTGGAAAGCTAAGTCCTGCATACCAAGACTTTACATCTGTATTGATAATGTCATACATAGCGTCATATGCCGTAATCTGCCGTTTTGTACGGTCAGCCGTAGGAACATCGGATGCCACCTTAAAAACTCCGTATGGCATAGGATTTTCGCTATCTCCTTCAATTGTTTCTTCGATAGAGATTGTCTTTCCAATAATGTTTCCTGCGGTGTTTCGTGCCGTGAATTTTACGCAATTCGCTTCGCACGCTCCAAACTTTAATTCAGACTCCGAACAAAGGCTTTCTTCGAGAGCGAACGTACCGATTTCAAGCATCGAATTGTCTATCTTCTGGTTCGTTCCAACAACAGATATGACCATCTGTTTATCTGTCGAGGAATCCCAATACTTTTCTTTCAAACTACTATTTATCATACACACCGCCTATAAATGAAAACTTGATTGCGTCATACTTAATCTTCCCATTTGCCACAGAATAGAACGTAGGCTGAATATCAGCGATATATCCGTACTGTGTCACATATCCGCGTTTTTCCGGCACGTATGCCGTGATATAGCCACCGCGCTCCTTTGCCTTGGTATAGTTCTTCTCAATATTCTTCCAAAAATCATCCAACTGCTTTTCGGTCAGCATGGCTTTGGTTTCAAATTCGACCTTTAGGGCTTTCAGTTCCACGGCATCACGATGCTCATATCCGTTTTCATCCGTCCAAGGGTCTTTGTCCTGCATATTTACATAGGAACTAAACGTGTCCTGCTTTATTAAATTGTTCGGTATGGTATAATTCCCAAACTTTACTAAATATCCGCCATATCCCATCGTTTACCTCCTAAAAATGGGTATAAAAATAGCACCTACCGTTTGGTAGATGCTATCCATTTGATTAAATTTTAAGCTACTACTGATTCCCATTCAGATTTCAGCTTTTCTACATCGTTTTCAAAAAGTTTGCAAGCGATTTCGTACAACTGCGGAATCATTCCCATTTCCCTGTCGATATAATCCATCTTGTTTCTTACTTTTGGTTTGAGTGTACACCCTTCCATCCTTGATTTAAGGTTGCAGTGATATTTCCTTTCAAATTCTCCATAAAGCAACGAATAGCGTTCTTGATACTTTCCATCGGCACCGAAACGGACAATCTGCGTTATCCGCTGTCTCTTAGTTGCCAAGTCAATATCATCAACGAGTCCGATAATAACATCTTCTTTATGGATGATTTCTTTCTGCTGTCTTTTAATGGTTTCGTTCTGCTCTCTAACAGTTTTTAATGTCTGTGAAAATATCAGCTTAGTGTTTTCATCTGCATATGGCAGGTAAGTGGAAATAAATAATTCATCATTATTGACATACCCACCTGTTTTACGGATTGTAGGAAGAACCTCGGATGTTACCCACTTGCGAAACTTCTTTGCGTTCGGTTTATCACTCCGAAGAATAACCGCATATAAGCCGGATTCAGTAACAAACCAAGTTTCTCCTTGACGGGGTAAGTTTAACTTACGTCGTTCATCCTCGTCTAGTCTATCAGCAACAATACGGCTGTTTGACATTTCCAATGCCCTGCAAACATCAACAAGGCAAAACATCGGTTCATCATCGACCATGGACATTCTAATCTGTCCGAATATTGGATTCTCAAATACCTCAATGCTGTTTTGAATCTTAAGCATAAGTTGTGATTTTTTCATTCGTGTCTACCTCCATACATTTTTATCTGAATAAAAAAGAGGAAGCCACTTGTGAAATCACATTGGTTTCCTCTTTCGTACAGTATGGCGTTCGAGTAAGTAATCCGCATCTTCACGGATAAGGTTGTTTCCTTAGTAATAAGGATAGACTATTTTTGATTTTGTGTCAATCAGCTTTTGAATTAAAATAAGCCGTGTTTCCACGGCTTATACTTTTATTCTTCTGCCACTATTGAAAATTTTACTTTTGAATTTCCATAATAGCTTGTACTGTATTCTGTGTCAAAAACATTCGTGTCCATAGGCACTTCAAAATATATTGAACCTTTAGTTTTTTTACCCGGACTAAGCGTTGTGTCAAATGTGCTGTCTATGTAATCAACAGCATAATCGTCTGCGTATGCAGAAAAATCATATCCAGAAATGTCTTGATCTTCATCTGATATATTTTCAAACTCGAAATCTAGTTTCATAAACGCATTTCCATCATCAGGACTTTGATACGCAACATCGTCCAATGTTAATTTTGCAGATGAAAATGTTATTATCAAGTCATTAGTCTCAACCGAATCGCCTAATGTGAAGTAGTCATCGTATGAATCGGTCGATTCTTCCGTTTCATCGTCCAATACTTCCGCATCTCGACTGTTTTCAACTTTTTTAGGTTGGTCTGAATCACTTTCGTCAAATACAAGTGCCGCAAAAATAAAAATAATTATCGCAACTATTGAACAAGCCAGACCTGCAATTGCAGTTCCATGCCCTTTCCATTTTTGCGTAAGTGCAATTATTGCGAATACGAGACCGATTATTGCAGGAACTACACCTATCGCAACACACGCTAACAAAATGCCTGCTATTCCGCACACTAAAGATGCAATTCCCCATCCACTTTGTTTCATGATCAAATTCCTCCCAAAAATCCTTTAACTCATTTCAGTAATCCAAAAGAATCTGTCACGTAGTAGTCGGAATCTTCCGAGTCCTCATTCCAGACAACTAGGGATAGTTGTATGTTGTCAATATTCTTTATTGGCAAGCTCACAATGTTATCATCCATTGTCCACCACGTTACATAGGCTTTTTTATGTGGAGATAGATCTTGATATAACGCTCCTTCTGCCATAACATCATTTACTGATGATGTGTCAGAATTAACCGTAATATTATTGTCTGTAATATTTTCGATTGTCAAGCAAGCTATAAGTTCGTCCGGGTATGTTCCCTTCTTTATCCCTGTAAAGTAAACCCTAATGCTCGAATCTTCGTATGCAAGTCTGTTGATTTTCTCTTTCACGGTTACTTTGCAAGACATCACTTTCTTTCCGACTTTAGCCTTGATTGTTGCGCTACCCGATGATACTGCGGTAACAACGCCACTTTTGCTTACCTTTGCAATTCTTGATTTTGTAGAACGCCACTTTACCTTTGCTTTCGTTCCGGTAACTTTTAACTTCTGTGTACTACCAACGTCAAGCGTGATTGCTTTTTTGTTCAGCTTAACAATTGCCGCCTGCGCAACAATCTGTTTCCCATCTGCATTTTGGATTGGCATAGCCGAAACCAAAACGGCAAATGCCAACCCAATCGCTACTAATAATCTTTTTGTGCTTCTCATAATGACTCCTTTCTTGTGATATGATTTATTTAGAATTATATCACGTTCAATTATAGAAGTCACTAAAAAACATATACATTGTCTCCGGTTCGATTGTAATGTTCTCTACCATAATCCCTTGCAGCTTTTCCTATGTCGTTTGTAGTAATTCCGAAATTTTTCTGTAAAATAGCTTGTAATAACTGATTTTGTTGTCGCAGTAAGGAAACCTCTTGCGCAGATGTTGAATTGATAGCATCTTTGATTCCGGTAATTTCTTGGCTTCCTGCGACCGCTGGCTTACCTCCGACTGTTCCCATAATTTCCGGAAGCCCGTTTTCTCCAACAGTTGCTATGCTATATTTGTCCATGAAGCCGCCTGTTGCATATGCCTTTACTTTAGGTAGGCTCACTTTCGGCACAAGATCGACTCCGCTCCACTTTACCTTTGCTACTTTAGCCGCCGCAGAAACAACACTGTTGAACCCTCTCAAAACGGTATTCACTCCACCGATCAATGAATTTATTGCTGTTTCAATTCTTGAAATTACGGTGTTCATTGCCCCGGCAACACCACTTTTCACGCTATTCCATAATTTGCTGAATATTTCAGCTACACTTTCTTTCATCTTCGAGAAAGCATTTTTTATCGGGGTGGTTACATGTTCTTTAAACCAACTAGAAACACTATTCCACGCACCGGTTACCGCTGTCTTTGCCGCGCTAAAAGCTTTCTGAATAGATTCTTTTGCTGAGCTAAAAGCATTCTTGATAGGTGTTGTAACATGCTCCTTAAACCAACCGGAAACCACCGCCCATACAGATTTCACAGTTGTCCATAGAACCTTGAATGCGGTTGATACTGCCGATTTCAATAATTCAAAATTCTTCTTTATTGGCTCTATTACCTTTGATTTAAACCAATCAGAAACAACAATCCATACAGCCTTGACAATGATCCACAATCCTTCAAAGATTTGACCAACTCTTTTCGAAAATCCTTGGAAAAATGAAACAATAGGAGTTATAACATTAGTATTGAACCATCCAGAAACTGTTTTCCATACACCGGATATATCTTTCCATAAAGAAGAGAAAAAACCGGAAACAGATTCCCATAATCCCTTAAAAAAACCGCTTATTGGCTTAATCACATTAGTATTAAACCAATCTCCTGCTTTTGAGAAAATTCCTTTTATTTCTTTCCAATGATCCTTGACTACTACAGCCGCCGTTGCAACACCGGCTACTATTCCTGCGGTAATCGCTGCAGGTGCTGCCGCTACCCCTAAAATAACCGCTCCGACTGCCGTAATCGTAACTCCGACAAGCATAAGTGCTTCATTAAGCCAACTGAATCCGTTCTTTAACATGGTCACAAAGTTTGATATTGCAGTAAATGCGCCAATCGCAACAGAGCCAATCCCGGTTATAGCTTTTGCTACCGGGCTGATAAAAGAAAGTGCGCTCTCTGCCGCACCGCTACCGAATAAAGCTTTGACACCAGCTGAAACAGTTGTTCCAAGTGTAGCAAACGCCCCACCTATTTTTTTTGACAAAGCGGTAGACAATACTGCCGAGATTCCCTCATTTGCCGCAATTTCAACGCCAAGCCTTGATGCAAGTGAACCAGCTATTGCTTTTGAAATGGAAGTTCCGATTATATCAAGTGCGGTTTTTGCAAGATGCAATCCAAGGATTTTTTTGATTGTCAACGCACCGATGATAATTCCAACCGTCTTTACGTCTAAGTTGCTTAAAAACTCCTTTGCTCCGTTCCAAACATCCTTCCAGGAAATTTTACTTAATGCCGTCGTAACTGTATCAAACGCGCCCTGCGCCCACGAATTAAGCGTTTTAGCCAATAATGCAAAGTCAAAGTTTTGGAAAAACTTGTTTATTCCGTCTGCGATTGAATTTCCAAATTGCTTCCAATTAAATGTCGTTCCAAACGAATCCAATCCATGAAGCACCGTGTTTAATGAATTTGCGATCAGTTTTCCGGTTTCTCCGAAAAGCGTTGTTCCTTTTTGCCCTTTAAATAGTCCGTTAAGGAATTTGGCTAATCCCCTTCCAAAACCTTCAGCTTTTGCATACACTTTTTTCCATTTAATTTTTTTCATTGCGTTAATTAACGCACCGGAAATAGACTCTCCCAACTGTTCAAGGTCTTTGATTTTGCTTTTGAATTTCTTAAAGATGGTGTCCGTCTGAACTAATCCACCATCAGCACCGGTGCCGCCACCAGCACCTGAACCAGATCCAGAACCAGAACCTTTATTCCCGGAACCGGAAGTATTATCTTTACTTTGTTTTGAAATAACCTTTAATTCATCAAATGCACGAGTTGCCTGTTGGATTTCCTTTTTTGCTTTCTTGGCATTTTTTGCGATACCACCCGTGTTTTTCCCTGCGTTTCCTGCGGCATTGCTTAAATCGTCCATGCCGTCAGATGCGCTTCCAATATCATCAGCAAGACCGCTGATTCCTGCCCCTTTGCTTGCTTCATACTTCCATCCGAAGATAGAACCTAAAGCATTTGTTACCATCTCTGCGAAGGAAATAACCTTTTGCAGAACTGAATTAAGTACCTTGATAAATGGCTTGAATGCATTGATTAAACCACCACCAACAACCGCTCCAAGTGCTTTGAAGTTCTCTCTAAGCATGGTTATCTGATTGTGCCACGTATCTGCTGTACGTGCAAAGTCTCCGGTGATATTGGTTGTATGTGCAAGCACATACTGATACCTCAACATAGCTTTTTCAGCCTGCGTCATTGAGGAAATGTTTGCATCAAGCCCTTGCTTTAACGCCCATTCCTTCAATGTTGCCTGTGTCAAGTCGATACCATAACGCCGCATAGGTGCCGTAGTACCGGAAAATACAGATTGCAGACTCTTGGCAATATCTTCTTGACTCACATCGTAGAATGAAGCCATATCTCCGGCTAATTCGGTCAACCGGATAGACATTTTTGCCATTTTTCCTTGTGGAATATCAAGGGCAGTTCCCATGGCTTGGAAACGGCTTGCGAACTGTTTCGCGGACAATTCGGACATACCGAATTTTTCAATTGATGTTTTTGCGAAATTGTTAATTAGGCTTTCATACTGCCCGAATGTCTGCCTTACAACGTTCTCAACCTCTGTCAGTGAGGATGATATGTCAATGGCATCTCCAAGTAGCCTAAATCCTCGGAATAAAGCCCAATACGTTGCATACACTTTTCCGATTGCAGACGCAAGGGAAAACGACTTCTTGGTAACCGCAGAAGCACTTGAACTAAATCCGCTAAATGAGCTTGTGATGCTTTTTGCCGCTGTCCCTGCCGCTCCACCGGTACGCGATAATTTTGCCAATGCATTTGTCATGTCAATAATATTCCGACTCACGCTAGGGGCTTTCGACAGTTCAGACATAAGCTGTCGCATAGCAACTGCAAGTTTCGGAATATTTTCAATCGCCTTGGTGGAACTCTGGTAGCCAAGCTGTTTGATTGCAGATGCAAGTTCGGTCAGACCCTTAACAGATGCCGACATTCCAGAAATCCCTTTTAATGCATTGGAAATCTGACGCATAGAACCAGCCGCAGCATTAATCTGCTTGCTGTTGATAGAGCCTAATTTGCTTACATTTCTTGCAACCGCAGAAAAAGTCCGTGTATCAATTCCACGCATTGCCGTCATTGCCCCTGCAAGTCGGCTTACCCCTGTGGAAAGACTATTCAGATTCCCGGTACTAAGTCCAGAAAGCGCGGAAGATAATCTCCCAAGTCTTGTCACAAGCGCGTCTATCTGACCGCTTGCCTGTTGTGCCTGTGCTTGAATTTTTATTTCAAGAGACTCTAATTCCATTTATCCACCAACTTCCTATAACTTTTTTAGGTTAGCGGCTATCTTCCACATTGATAGCCGGTTAAAAAGACGGTAGGATTTGACCCCTACCGCCCTTGAATTACTTTTTCAGTTTTCCCTTTTTCAGAAGAGAAAGCATCTTTGAATTTTCCTCTGACGTAAACTTGAAATTGGAAAATCCGTTCTTTTTTGCGATTTCCGCACGATGTTCTTTCGATACATCATCTTCCCCAACCGCTTTTAATGCTTCAACGATTGAGTTTGAGTTTCCCTTATACTTCGGATAATACTTGTTTTTGCATTTTCTTGCGCCTTTTACAACAATAACTGTGTGTCCTTTTATGCGTGTCACAAGAATATCTCCGTTGCGAAGAACAAACCCGGCATGATATGAACCCATATCATCAAACAAACCGGATTTCAAAATTACCGGTCGTTCATTTGATGTATTGAAATCTCCCACATCCTTACCGGACGCATAGATAATACAGGCACGTACAAGAGAAGAACAATCGCATTCCGTCTTGACCTTTGTGTTAATGCCATGCTTAATGACTCCGTAGCGTTCCGATTGGTCATAGCCGATATTTTTATTGTCAGATGCAATCTGCATAGCTTCGGCTAACTTCTCCGCAACCCTATCGTCCTTCGCCCTTAGCACGTACCATCCCTTAGAATGGTTGTAAAACTTCTGCGTAGACACTTCCTGTCCGGTCTGGTCTCCGGCTTTTCCACCAGAATAGCAGTTGCCGTGTTCATCGTGCCGCGCACTTCCGATAATTACTGCCATAGCAATACCTCTTTTCTTAAACTATCTTTGGCTTTGGTAAATGTGATTTCCTTGATTCAGCCGCCCATGCTTCTTCCGCCTTAAGCATTTCTCGTATCTCTGCATCGGGATCGTCCGTATTCTGCTTTTCAATGGAATCATAGCAAGTTTCTTTCACGTACTTACTATTACCCTTACCGAATGTCGCGTCTATTGCGGTCACAAGTGCTGACGTTGCATATCTGCCGAACCACATATACATTTCCATATCGCGTTGCTTCCATTCTGCCTTATATGCATCCACATAAGGCTTAAGCAACTCTGGATTCATCATATCTATATCATCAACGGAAAATCCGTAGCCTTTCGTTACCACAAGGTAAAACGGACGGATTTCCGCAACGTAATATTCCCATGTTAATTCTTGGCTTTCGCTTTGGATGGGGTCTTTTTCTTCTCCTGCTCCTGCTCCTGCGCTTTCTCCAACGACTCCATCATCTGCGCTAAAAAACCGTTTGCCATCATTTCCTCCTGCATATCAGCAAATAAATCCATGCAGTTAATCTCGTTTGTGTCAATCGCATCATAGAGAATGTCAGACACCTTCTCAAGCTGCTCATCGTAGCCTTCGTTTGTTTTGTAATCATATCCAAATTCTTCATTGTGATGCATCTGCAATCCTACAAGAAGCGTCTTAGGAAGTGTTTCAAGAAGAATATCTTCCATAGAAGAAATATCTTCCATGTCCTGTGTCTTCATAATATCCTGTAAGATATGTGATTTTAACGATGGTCTTGTTGCAAACTGAATTGTATATTCTTTTCCACCTAATTTAACTTTCATGTTTTACCTTGCCTTTCTGCCCTAATTGGCAAGGGGCAGTGTTTCCACCGCCCCATTGTTGCTTATCTTATTGCTTCAAGTTCTGCTATCGACCGTTCGTCCTCGCCTATCGGTGTGGTCGATTGCTCATCCGATAGGCTTTTTACCCCACCACTGTTACGGTAAACGTACCATCGTTGTTATCAACAACAGTCAGCTTATCTGTAACAAGCTCTGATACTGTACTTGGAATAACTGTTACCGTCATTTCAAGGATTTCATCGTTTCCACCTACATCGTTAGGTGTGGCTGTTGCAGTTCCTACATATGCGTACTTCGCTACACCGCCAATGCCGTCCGTTCCGTACAGATGGATAATATCAAGTTTTTTCTCTTCATATCCATCCACCTTTGAAAGATATTCTTTTTCAAGGTTTCCTGTGATTTCTCTTGAATCAGAAGTCTTAATTCCTTTTTCAAAAGTCTGCTGATCATCTTCCATTGTGGTTGACTCAACCGTGTTTGGCGGTGATGCAGGGCTTGGAACTGACTTAGCCGCAACCAAAAGATTATATGTTCCTGCAAAGTCAGCCTGTTTTTCCGTGTGCTCTTTTACAATGACACGCGTTTTATAACTTGTTGATGCCATATTTTCTACTTCCTTTCTGCTTATAGCTGATCTAAATGCTCAACGTTTCCAATTACGCGAGTTGCGCGGAATGTAACCGTTCGCACTTGCTTGGAAATTGTTGGGATTACATTTGATACCTCAAACATTTGTTGTTTAAAAAAAGACACCGCATATGCTGCGATGTCCTTAGTTGCCTTTCTTGAACCTTTGTTTGTAATTGTGATTTGAAATGTTGGGAGAATTGCATTGATTGTCTTTGCTTCGTTAGTTCGTCCGGCTTCTGTACCACCTATTTGTCTGACTAAAAGCGTCGGGAATGTTGCGGTGCCGCCCGATTCTTCATCTTGCGTCACTTTAATTCCTTTTACCTTGCTTTCCATGTACGATTTCAAAAGGGAACATAAGGTATCTTCAAAATCAAGCGCCCAACTATTTAACTCATTTTCCACCGAATACCTCCCTTGCAATCTTTACATACTGTTGAATAATCCGTTGTTCCGCATTATACATAGGCATTGTGGCTTTGATACCGTGGGTATAACGCCATGTTTCGGTCTTATCATCCCAATAGTACCAACCATCTTCAAAAGCGTGTATTTGCCCAGGATACGTTCCGACACCGAATCCAAGTTCCGGTGCTTTCGGATTCTCTTTGGAGTTATAAAAAATACCGGCTCCAAACTCTACCGCCAATAAAGTATAGAACGGTTCCCTATCTTCTGATGTTACCGTTTTTCCGGTTGCAATCAGAATCGCGTTCGAGGTCATTAACTGTGGTGCTTTATCTACCCTTACCGTTATCGTGTTCCCTATTGGAGATTTCGATATTTGTTTTATTGCCACCGTCTGACCTTCCTGTGCAAGCCTAGAAACAAGTAAATCGCATTTAGCCTGTAAACTATCGCGGTACTGTTCTAATTTCTTTATAGCGTCTTGTATGGACTTAGTGGATAGTGTCATTGAAATAGGTTTCTTTTTCATACAATCACCTACTTAATATTCTTCCGAAGAAGAAACAAATCCGTGGTCAGTCCTTCGTCTGCAACGCCTTTTACGATGTAGTCTGCGGTTTCTGAATCAACAAGCCCATCATCAGTGCGTTTGACTTCCGAGCGTTTCCACACCACATCACCGGCTTTCAGTGGCAAATATCCTTTATCCGTGACAAGCTGACAGTATGATGTACTATCATCAATTCCAAATTCTTTCACAAGTGCTTCCGACAACTTATTGCTGATATTGGCTTTGAATGTCGTAGGTTCTGAAAACCCTTCAACTTCCTCGCCTTTTGCAATCTTGTTGCCTTCGGAATCTAAATAAGGTACAAAGTTCCCATCGGAATCCTTGTACCCTTCATAGACAATATCTCCATTTTCGTCAGTTTGTGGAATGAATACCCTCTGACCAAATTGCGAATATTTCATTTCCTGCTTGTTAATGTCAAGCATTGGTGTTTTCCTCCGGGATTCCGGCAACACTTGTCAGAAGCGATAACACTCCGGCAAGGACTGATGCGGAAAGAACATATTTCCAATCCACCGCACCCATAAATGCCGCCGTTCCAATTCCTGCAACTGCCGCCTGCGCAACTGTCTTAATTGCTCGGATTCCGGCTTTCTTAGTCCAATCCTTCCAATTCCTCATGGCTCTTATCTCCTTTCCCTATATGAATCTCTTCAATCTCATGTTTCATTTTCGTAACCATGCCGTTTCCACCTAACGCATGGTACGCATCATACATCTCGCAGAAGTTCTGATAGGCATATGACGGTATTTCTCCGATTCTGGTGTACTTTGCATGGTATTCAATGAGCTGGACGCGCAAAAGAAGCATTGTTCCCTTACTGTTCGCATCCCTGCTTTTCTTTTGCTGTTTAAGAAGCCAAACTATATATCCAAGCACTATCGGAAGTGCCACAAGATAAGTTTGAATCAAAATACTTTTCATTTGAATCTCCTTTTGACGCACTGCCCACCACCGCTTAATGTGCGCCGCCTGCAACCATTTTACCGACACCGGCAATATGGTCACGCTCAATCTTCTTTATAATTGCATTGCTTTTACGAACGGAAACACTCCAACAAAAAGGCTTTCACGGTCTTTCCATGTCCGGCTCACACCGTTTTCGGAAAAACTTGCCATGTATGCTTCTCCTGCCTGTGACCGGTCGTACACTGCCAAATTGACCATAATGTTTTCATAGTTCTTAACATCACTGTCAATCTGGTCTTGCGTGTATGTGTCCGGATAGTTCCGTCTGCTGATAATCTCATTCCTTGCCTGCTCTAAAAGCTGTTCAATCAAAGGGTTGCATTCTTTTTCATCAAACACAACTTTATCGGACTTTTCCCCGGTCGTTTCGTCCTCTACCTCTTCTATATGAAATTGTTTTAAACGAATTTTTACTTGTTCGACAAGCGTGTATGACATAAGCGATCTCCTACAGATTAAATTTTGCAATCAGAATTTCTTTCAGTTCCGCGCCGCTTGTCGCTTGTGCGTTTTCAATCCCCTGCTCTGTGGCAAGTTTTTGCAAGTCTGCGGTACTCATTCTGTTGATTTCGGTCTTTGTATACCCAACGGAAGATACCGGAGATTTTTCCTCCGGCACTTCCTCTCCTGGCATATACCATTTGCCCTTATATTTTGTTTTGCACTCGTAAACCAAAGGATCACCTCCTAATAGCACTTAATTACATAGGTGCTATCCATTCTCTCATAAGACGGAAGTACGATTTCAGATACCGTTGTCTTAGTCTGTACAGGATCTTCCGATACGGAAATTGCAACAGCAACACCTGTGTTTACGATAGAAACATCTGCTGTAGGCTTTCCGATAAGTGTACGCTCTTCCGGTGTCGTACCGTACCAAGTATTTCCAAGTGCTCCGCTTGGGATAAGCGTTGCAAATCCGTCCGGGTAAAACTTAGATGCCGTACCAGCTTCATTCTTGTACTGCTTAGAGTAAACAATAATGCTGATTCCGAGTTCGTTGGAAAATACCTCTTTAACACGGTTGTCGTTCATAAAGATGTTTGCCGTGGCATTCTGCGCAAGAATGGCGGAACGAATCTTCTTATTTTGCTTAAGATGATCCATAGTCTTACGAGAAACAATCATGATAGAAGGTCTCTCTCCCGTCTCTGCTTCGACTGCATCAAGAGCAACAGAAACATCGTCAAGTGGATCAGAATTTTCGTGGTCATCCCACTTATCTGTTGCGGTCTCAAGGTTTGCAAAGTTGTGTGTCTTGTATGTGTTGCTCGGATCGTAGTTATAAGCGTAGGTTACGCCGTTTGCCTGAATGGAAATCTTTGGAGATCCATCAGACGGTGCAAGCAACTGCATAATCATGCGCTCCGGGACAACGTTTGCTCCATCAATCAGAGTATTTGCGTCATCAAAGATTCTGCTTAATACATCTGCTGCATATGGATCAGCACTATCCTGTGCTCGCATGATTTCCTGTTCGTCCGCTTCCTTAATGAGCATAGACTCACGGAAGAAAGCCATCTCTGTTTCTGTCAGTTTGAATCCCTCACGGCTTCTCAATGTTGATACTGCGTCAAAATTGGACGGTGCAAGAGAAACCGGAAGCCCTTTGGAAGTCTTAATCCATTTCAGATCAAGTCCCATTTTCTTCTTAGCTGGGAATAATCCCGAACCAAGATACGCAATTTTGTTACTTGCTACCTCTGTGTTTACAAGCGCTATTGCTTTTGCACTATACACATCTCTAATGTTCATTCTGTATTACCTCCTATTCAAATACGATTAACGGAAGGGCTGTCTTAACTTCCTCTGCAACAGCTTCTCCTGTGCTTGTCTGAATGTTTGCAGAATTTACAACTCCAAACGCTCTAAGGATTGTTCCGTTAGGGTTCTCGTCCTTATAAACATCTGTAAGTAAAATTCCGATTGGCTTTGTTTCCTTATCAACCTTTCCATCTACGGCGATTGGATTTCCTGCCTTGCACACGCCTTCTGTGAATGCGGTATCATCAAGTTTGATTTCCTCGAACAGCTCTCCGCCTAATTTTCTTTTCAGAATTTCAAGCTGAGTTGTTACACTTTTTTCAGTAAACTTCATCTTTAAAACCTCCTTACGATAAATAACTGTCTACTACCGACTTAGCCGTCTGATTCGTTCCGGCTAAAGTCTTTCCGATCGACTCTGCGGCTTTTTCCGCTTCTGTCTTTTTGTTGTCTTTATTTCCGCCAGCCGTGCCACCGCCCGGATTCGTACTGCCTTTTGCAATCTCCTGCTCCTTGGCTTGCGCTGCCGCGGTCTCTTTTTCAGAGATAATCTTTCCAAGAACGTCATAATCAAAACTGCCATCGTCTTTTACAATCTGTGCTGCCTGTTCTGCGGTAACATTAAATTTAGATGCAGCATTGGCTCTCTGCGTGGCTATTGCCTGCGCTTTTTCAAGTTCCGCGATTCTCGCATTGGCTTTTTCAAGGTTCTTATTTGCCTGCTCGACTTCCGTGAGCTTTCCCTGTTCGATATCATCGAGCTGCTTCTGCAACTCTTCGGCTTTGTCAGCCTTTGTCTTGTACTCGTCAGCCTTTGCTTTGGCTTTCTGTACGGAACTTCCATAATCTGCCATGATCTTGTCCGCGTTTTCCTCGCTTAATCCCATAGCAATCAGATCTTCTCTCTTCATTCATTACCTCCGATATGTCATACGAATTTTTATACGGTGCAACGACACCGAACGACATTGTTGATTTTTACGCTCACAACTTTGCGAATTTTTATAAAATAAAAACAGCCGCCGATTACTCGGTGACTGTCTTATCTTTGTTTGTCTGGCTCTGTGTGCCATCTGTATTCATTTTATTTATCAATTCTTGTGCCTTTTTCTCCTGCGCTTCTACATCATCAATCGTTTTCCACAAATTATCCAAGTATGGCTTTGACAACAGGAATGTCTTTTCTGCATCTCCCCAAAGCCCGACAGATTTAATCGCCACAAGTGGATGAATACCGGCTTGTAAAAGCTGATATAATGTCTGTGACTTGGTATACATATTGTCTTGTGGGCTATGGTTTATCTGAACATCAAAGTCGCGCAAACTCAATCCCAAATCGTGATCCTGTATACGAATTACATTCAAAACAACTTTCGCAAGTCTTTTTTCAGCCGACTTTACAATTGGGTCTTTCAGTTTGGCTCTCGACTTTGAAAAGTCCCATCCGTTTCTAAGTTCAACCGCTCCCTGTGTATCTCCACCGGAATTATTGTTGTTCTTATTTGGTATGGCAAGAATGGACTGTGCATTATCCCACAAATCGTCCTTTGCAACCTGGCACTCTGTCTGATTCAACTCTTGTGTCATAATGTCAACATCTGATTTATTCTGCTCATTGTTGGATTTTACCGTCAGCGCATGGGAAATCTTCATTTTTTCAAAGGTTTCCGGGTCAATGTCGCAATTTACAAACTTTATCCAAAACTGAACAAACTGCTCAACGCCATCCATTCGGTTTGACTGCATTGTATTGATTGCATCCAATAGTCCGATCACAAGCTCAATATCAGAAATGCGCTCATGGTTGTTCGGGAACTCAACAATCGGGATTCCGCCAAAGCCATGCAGTTTCCAATCTCGAACCTCTCCATTTACAATCTTGCATTCGTAAGAGTCCGTGTAGCAGAGTTTATACATCTGCCCATCAGCATCCTTAAGTTCTTGGATTGCTAAAAGTGGTTCTTCTGTGGATTGGTTATAAATAACAAATGTATTCATTGGTGTTGGTGCGACAATTCTAAATGGCATATCTTCATTTTTTGTAATCTGCACCGCCTTAAACGAAGTTCCGGTTGCTGATTGCCACTCTCCTGCCTTAATGTCCTTTTCCTGCTTATTAGCATCGGCCAGATAATCGTTAAATTCATCAACCGCATTATTTATCCGGTCATCATCTTTCCTGCTGATAAGCTGAATTGGCTCACCGTAAGTCTGACCAACCTTGAATTGAACAATCTCATAGGCATGGTTTTCAGGCACCTTATTGGTTATATCCGCATTCTGTACCTTTGTTCGGTACAATACAGGCTGATCGCCCTTATAGTAGTTCCACAGATACCGAATGACTGTCTTGTTGAAATAAAATGCACCAATGCAGTTTCCGACAACATTTCTGATATTGTCTGCCGTAATCTGTTCTACGTTAGCATATGCAATTTTTCTTCCATATCTGCCTTTTACAAGGTCATGAAAATACTGCTTGTTCATATAAATAAAACTCCACTACTGCAAGCGCGTTTCGGTATTGGCTTTGTTTCAACTTTGCCTGTTGCCACGCGATAAATCACAATATGATTGCATTTTTTACATTTACACGGATGATCTATCGTAGATTTTCCATCATAATGTCCGGCAATTCTTCCGCAATCCGGACAATATATAGTTACTTTTTTCATAGCAACCTCTTTCTTACAAATAAAAAACACCGCCATTTCTGACAGTGCCTTTTACGGGTTATATGCTTTTGTGGGTTGTAGGAATTTGCTTTTCTACTCTTTTAGTATACCATGCAAATTTTAGGAAATGTTGCGAAAGAGTGTGAACTATTGTGCACTTTTATGCACTCTTTCCAGAGTAAAGCTGTCCATAACGTCTTTCAAACTCCTGCAATGCTCTTTTCCTAAGTTTCATAATGTTTCTGTAGGAATATTTCATTTCAACGGAAATCAAGTTCCAATCTTTTCCATTGACATAGTGCGATGAAAGCACGATATATACATCTGTATTATCCATACTGTCAATTTGCGATATGATAATTCGTCTTTTATTAACCAATTCATCTATAAGTGTCTGAATCTCATTCTGCAAATCAACAATTTTCGATACCGCGCTCCCCATTTTGTCAGGATTGCCGGATGATTGCACATCCACCTCTTTCGGGGAAATGGATATGGAAGTTGCCATATCAGATAGCTTCTTAATTTCTTCCAGCTTATTTGCAATCGCATGGTCAATTCTGCTTATCTGTGAAAGATATTTGTCTGTTGTCATATCCTAATACCTCCTAAATGGGTGTACTGCCGCTTCTACCTTTGCGGTATTGTTTGGGTTTTCTATAAACATTTCAAGCTGAGTTAAACCGTCTGCTGCATCGTCGTGGTCATTACCGCCAATACTTACAAACATAGAGAGTTCATCCATAGCCGCTTGATATTCGTCATTTCTGTAATATCTTGTTACTCCAAGATCTGAATCTTTCTTCATTTGTTCCTGCGTAGGTCGGTGCGTATCAAGAAATATGAATTTTCTCTTAACATCACCGGAATATGCTATGATCTTCGATAACTTTTCAACATTGTTTGGTGCTTTTCTGCTTGTGCACGAGCATTTATAGTCCTGCGCCTGCAACTTTTCATCTACATATTTGCAATACAGATCTCCTCCGGTATTGCCCTCAAATCTTGTCTGCCGAATCTCATTCCCGATAATTCGTCCGACAACAAGAGGGATTGTTACCTCTTTCGGGCCTTTGTTGAATACCCAATCGTAAATATAAACATCTCCGTTTTCATATTCTGCCCCAATAGGCATTGACAAGCTATCGCCACCGCCCCAGGCAACATCCACAACTCCGATGCGTCGGAAATCTCCGTCCGGTAGGATTCCGTTAAATAGTCTCAAATCTGTATAAAGCAATCCCTCACGGACATATGGTTGCTGCATAAACTTAGCCATCCATTCGGCATTGTCAAGCTTATCTCGCATATCTCGATAGTATTCCGTGGAAAATCCGTTTATTTCATATGCGAAATTGCTTTCGTCATTTTCATTAAGTGCCGGAATCTTACGGAATCGGTATTGTGGATCATGCTCATATTGTTTTCTCATGCGCTCCAATGGATCTAAAACATTCCAAAGAGTACCAACCATCAATTCCCTTGCACCATCATTTTTACGGTCAACCATCTTGTTTAGGTACTCTTGGTATGTGTTTTCCATTCGAGTAGGGCTTAATGAATGCTCTCGATCACGAACCAAGTCATCGACATATAAATATCCATCTTTTGAAACATCGACCGCTCCTGTCCATGTTCCATCAATACCACGGCACGTTACTGTTGCGAATCTGTCCGGATCTCCAAGTGTAATTGTAAATTCGTCCGCGCTTTTGTCTGTCGGAAGCGTTGTGTTTGCGTATTCCGGATGCCAATAAGCAAAAAGTTCAGCAAACGTATATTCTTCCGTGGTAAAAAGATTCATCAGTTCTTTGTAAAATCCTTTTGCCAAAATACCAGAGTGACCACCCATTGCACTATGGCTGTTCGGTCTGCGCAAAGCCACCCACGCAAGGAAGAAAATACAGATAGTCGATTTGCCGACACGCGATGGCATTGACAATCCGTAAAATTTAATCTTCCGGTTTTCCAAATCTTCAAGATCTTGGGCAACTATATTCAGCGTCTTGCGGCGTGGATAATAAAACCGTTTACTCCAATTTCTTTTGCGCTCCATAAAGTAGATGAAACTCTCGAAACGATAAAAGCTCTCTAACCGCAAGACTTCATAGAACTGATCCACAAGTTTGTATCCGCCTTTAATGTCGTGATTCTGCGCATATCGTTCAAGTTCCCATATGCTACCGCCCGCATTTTTCTGCGTATATTCGTTGATTAAAGCCTTTGTTCTTTCGGTTATAGTCAATCCGTAGTCAACGTCTTTTTCCGTCCGAATCGCCACATTGCACGCTTTTAAAAGGGCATCTATTACCTGTTCATCAACGCCTTTTCTCTGTATGTAATTTTCATATCCATTTACTGCATTGATTAACTGCTTTGAAGCCAAATAAAAAGCACCTCCGCAAAAGCAGAAGTGCCTTGACCTCTGCCTATAATTTTTCTAGGTTAGCGACTACAATCAATCTGTAGCCGGTAATATGCGTAGTCAGTAGTAAAAGCTATTCTTAGCACACCAATATTGTACGCACCTCTTAGTGTTTCGGAAATTATTTAAAGACTACTTTCTTCGTCCTATTCTCCAATTTCAACTATCTGTTTTGTATTAGTATCATAGGTGCATAACTTACCGTTCTCCGAATAATATGGTGACATATAACCATAACCACAATTTCCTGCACATTCATTGAATACTATATAAACGATATGTGTAGTTGCATAATAATATAAATCATTTTCACCTTCTATCGAAACGAGCTTCAAATTATTATCATAATTTTTACTGCCTTCACAAGTACATCCGGTCATTCCTAACCACAATGTCAATCCTAATGCAATTGCTATAATTTTCTTCTTCATAAAATCTCCTTTCGTCACAAGCAAGTGTCGGATTTTTCTAATCTATCCGCTGTTCTTGACATTTCAATCACTGTTCCGTTTTCATCCTTTGTTGCAATGTAAACTTCCGAAGCAAACGTTCTTATCTGACTACCAAGTCTTATTTCTGTTTCATCATCTTTAAAATTGTAGCATTTTCGCATTTCTTCAATGCAGTTATTCATTTCTGATATTTTCATAATCTCGCCCCATCAACAATTTATTTTTATACCCTCTGTTAATATCGCAGTCTTATCCTCATTCAGAATTGCATTTCCGTTTTCATCCGTTTTATGCCATCGTGCATCAACTTTAATCATTGGACTTTGCTTTGCATGAGCGATAAAATGCAACTCCATGTCCGTGCAGCTTACTTTTTTGACGTCAATAAACACTTGTGCGGTTTTGCCATCGGGTTTTATCATAATTTTTTCTTCTTCCGGCTCAAATGGTTTGCATTTATACATAGATTTCCAAGAATCTTCATACCACCTATCCATCTCTCCGATAACGGAATTTGCATAATATGTCGGCTTGCTCATAGTTTTTGTTCGGCTACATAAAACTTCTTGATAATTCTCGATAATAAACTCACATTCAGCACCGGTATATTTATAATCTTTATAAAACTGATAAAAAGATTTCAAATTTTTGATAAAATCAACTAGTGTTTTCATTTCCAATGCACCTTGAACCCTTTCTTCTTATACTCTTCTACGGCTTTTTTAAGGCTCATATCGTCCTCATACTTTTCATTCAACATAATCACCACATTGCCTTTTTCAATGCCGTATATGTTGCAATTTGCAAGTTTCTTAGCCGTTCCAAGGATAGCTTTTGCCTGCTTTCGGCTCATTTCATAGGTTTTTGTTCCCATATTAACAGTCATTTCTCATAAACCTCTCAAAATCCTTTCTGCATTTAGGGCATAATTCATAAGTTTTCTTAAGTTTTCCGCAAAATCTTGTTTTGTAAAGCTCGCACGAAATTTCATCTTCTGTAAATCTAGCTACCGGTTCTGAATATGTACCACACGGCACATATTGTAGCTGTTGTCTTGGCTTGAATTTTATTTCAGCACCGCACCTGTCGCAAGTGCGCCATTCTTTTTGATGTTTCATATAAACCACCCTCACTTATCACATTCGATTATTCCCGGAATGAATGTTCTTTCACCTCTACAAGCATCTTCAAAAGTCGTAGTTTCTATTGAACATCCGCAACTAACCGGGTCTAATGGACAATTTTCATGATTAATACATGTGCATAAAATTTCTTTTTCCTGCTTCATCATTTCACCAACTTTCAAACTGATCCTGGCATATACAAAATATCAAGTTCCGATATCTGTGTTGTTTGAATAGTGTTTTAACATTTGGAGTCCGTGTCTTTTTCATAAAATATGCACTCTTTAGGGCATATAACCGGGTAAACAAAATAACACTTGCTTTTCTCATTCACACATGTGTAAGTCGCGCCAAGCACTCCGCAACTTAACATTCCGCAATATTTACAATCTGTAGGTTTCTGAAAAAGTATATTTTGTAATAATTTATTCATTCTTCCACCATCAAACTATTTATGATTCTTCCACCAAAACAACACTTTCCCGCAAGGAATACTGTGCGACTGATGCATAAATTCTTCTGAACCCTCATAAACAATTACAGAGTTAAAATCAATGCGGTCTTTAAATAGTTCACAATTTTTAGTAACTTTTTCTAAAGCATAATTGGTTGCTTCATCATAAGTCTTGAACCATTTTTCCGCTGCACCATATGCAAGTGCGCAAGTTCCGCTCTCGTCAAATACGATATATCCGTCTTTACTTTGCGTTAATTCATTCATTTTTAACCACCTTTCAAACCAATCCGTACATATATAGAATATCAAGTGGTGTTATTCTATCTCGCTTAAAAGAATTTCTGACAATATAATTTGCCAACTCCCCATCTTTCCATCCGTCCGTACTTGTCATAGAATCATAAATCTGTTTATATTCTCCGGTCAGTTTGTCAAATTCAAACCATCCAAAGTCAAGTGTTACTCCGTAATCATAAAATCCCCTGTCAGACCACTTTCTGACATAATACATTAACTGCTTGTACGAAAATCCAAGCCTTTCAAAAATATTTCCAATAGTTCTTATACTTAATTCTCGATTGCTTGAATGCAATTTTCTTTTCTGTTCATTCACGCAAGCTCTAAAAAATATTTCTTCTAATGGTTTCATTCTTCCACCGCCTTTTAAGCCAACCCTAGCATACATAAAATATCAAGTTCCGATATTTCTTTTGCGCCCTCTCTTGTGTGCGCAAGAATTTCTTCCATCGAGTATTTTTTCATATCGTTGCACTTACTCTTATCAAAATTGCTCGAAAAACAGTAATGCAGGCAATACCCATATCCGATTCCAAGTTGAGTACCGTATATGCTCTTGCAGACAACATTGTAATTTTCTGTTTTTAAAATATCATGTTCTCCATCTAAGAAACATTCTTTTCCGTTGTTATCCATTTTCTTTTTGAGATATTCAAGAAAAATTCTCATGTCTTTTTCTGAATCGGAAATATACAAAATAGAATCTTTCTCTCTGTCATCAATTATTTGTTTCGATTCATTGCCACAGTAATCACACATATTACACCAACTTTCTGCCGCACATAGGGCAAAATTTTATGTCTTCGATTCCGATTCCAGACATAAAAGGGTCGCTGCATCCGAAGAATAAATGAAATGCACTTTCAAATTCAACAATTTGTGTTTCATTTTTTTCTGGATAATATCCGCCTTTAAAAGCTCCTTGCTTGATTTTTTCCAATTTTCCTATTTTGCAACAAAATTCACACATTCTTACGCCCCAAATCATAGCAAAAATCGGAATCCTCATGAGATTCCGTGTCTTTCGTGTACAACAAATGTAATTGAACTGACAAGATGCACTCGATCAAAGGCTACCAAACGCATAGGGATATTTTCGAGTGTCCTGTCTGAACTGCTTTTGTTGTACTTCCTACTCACAGCCTGTTTGTTTTGCGTTTCTTTTATAATCCACTTCGCATACTCCTGTTAAAGAATACGCAAGACCCCTCTGTCGTTGGGATTGCAGGAATCGAACCCGCGACAACCCGGATATAAGCCGTGTCTTCTACCACTGAATTAAATCCCAATATAGTGATCGGTACGAGATTTGAACTCGTGTTGCCACCGTGAAAGGGTGGTGTCTTACCGCTCGACTAACCGATCAAAACCGCCACAAGACGGTTAGCAATATGTTTTACGTGCTATGCATGGCACTATCCTGTTTTGTTTTAACGATGATTCAGCAGGAATACCCATCGTTGTTACTACTTAACGAAGTCTTAATGCTTCCATTTCGAGGTCTTGATGCCTCTGCGCCACATTATAATTGCCCGTGGTATCATACAGCCAAAACATAGACCATCTGCAAGCAAACAGCATAATTTGACCGAGTAGGTGGGTGAGGATTTGAACCTCACATAATCGGATTCTGAAAAGGTGTTGTTGCTGATTACGGATGATTTTCCACCTATCACTTGGCAACACTCTTACCGATCAGCTTCTTTGCTTGCATTTCGTTCTGCCACCACCTAACTTCTTAAGGGGAATTACATTTTCACAGCTCGGACACCGTGGGATAGATGCCCGAACCATGATTGACTGCTATATGGATTGCACGTCTGCAAATTACAAAGCAGATACCGCTCAACACCATATAGTCTTACGCCAAGATGCCGTCCTCTGCGACAAATACCACCGGACGGTCTCGCACCGTCCTCAACAGAATCGTCCTAGTGGCGAAAGGAGGAACCCAAATGCTTGAATCACTCAACCAATGGTTCAAGTACATATGAAAAACATACGTGGCTACATGAAACGTCAGCATGTAACCAGTTAGGCTACCAGGATTCGAACCCGGGAATACAGGAATCAAAATCCTGTGCCTTACCGCTTGGCGATAGCCCATCATTTCCAAATGACCATAATATTCATTGCAAAAACCGCGTATGAAAGCAAATACCCCATTGCGTTTGAATTGTCTGTCTGCTTTACCTGTCCTCCCATAAGTCCAAGTATTACAAGGGCATCTATCGCCGTAGCGATTATATTTAAAATCATATCAATATCTCCCATCCTCAAAGCTGTGTTCCTGTTTGAATCGCTCCATTTCATTCACGCTCATACCAAAAAGTCCGGCAGATTCATCAGAATCCGTATGTTTGAAATATTCGCCCTGTTGTGGAAACATGAACCGGAACATGGCATAATTCGCAACGTCACACAGGTATTCAAGATTTCCGGTCTCTTCAAACTTTGCAAGACACATTTTCAAACTTTCAACCGCATTAACATTTCCGGAAGAAAAGTTCATTCTTGCCGGTCCGTATTTGTAATACGACTGTTCAATCAATCCTTTGCGTTTTTCATCAAAGGTTTCGGAATACTCGGTTTTCATCAACTCATTGCTGCATCTTGCCATTAAACATCACCTTCCGCTCTGTGGTTTGCCCTTTCAATGTCAAACCCTTCCGGATAACGTGCCTTAAGCTTGTCTACATTCATCTGCATGATCTCATCAAGGCTCCAACCGAAGGATTCACAAAGCATTGCTAGGTACCAGCAAATATCTCCTGCTTCTTTCTTGGCATGGTCAATATCAAGCTGCTTCTCATGGAAAATCCACTTTTTAATCATGTCGTTGAACTCTCCAACCTCGCCGGATAACCCCAAACAAGAATTGAAGATGCCGCCAAGGTCATAATCTTGCAACGCAGATGCGATATTGTTCTTTTTGCAAAATTTAAGCAAATCAAGTTTATCCGAAATTCTTTCTGTCGCCTTGCGATCATTTGTCCGCATGGCTAATTTCTGGTACTCATTTCCGGTCATATATCATTCTCCTGTCCGAAACACTCTTTTTTTGTTTTTAAAAATTTTTTGGAAATGTAGTTGCGATTCGCAACGTGAAAGTGAATTGTTATAAATTTATTATAGCCTATTTACAGTGAAAGTCAATGGGTGTTATTGTAAGTGGCTTTTTATTTTTTGAGGTATTTAAGGGACTTAGTAGCCGCCCGGTGGTCTTTCTGCCAGACCCCCTCCCCATCCTTTTTCTGAAAACATGGAAATCTAAAATATTTTCCATTTCGTTTTGTTGTCATTGTGTGAAAATCAAATTGTTTTAAAACAATTCATATCATACCCTTGCAACTATTCGCAAAACCTAACTTTTCCGAATAGTTCACGAATAGTTGAAACGCTACAACCCTTGGTATCACTGCATTTGTAAATTGTAGAATAACCACACACAATTTAAACCGTATTATTTGCCGCTGAATCCGTGAATTGTGTGTCAATTGCGTGCAATTCTCGGCTCTTTTTCTCGTCCAATCTTGGCAGCTCCTGCGCTGTGATTGCCTTGCGCTGGGTGGCATTATCGCCAATGCCGGGCTGATTCATTCCGAATTCGTTATTTCCCACGAACATAGTACCTACGGGGCTGTTGGAGTCGTAAGCACGATCTAGGATGCAATCCTTGCGAGATCGTTGCAATTTTTGCCACATCTTGAAAGCCAACGAGCTTGGTTCTTCTGTACTCCATATATCCATTGTGTTTGTAGGTATATTACAAAAATAACTGAATGCTACTGTGCTCACTAGCTTACTGTACACATTGGAGATATATATATAATAATCACAAAGTTTATATAATACCTCTCTATCGTATCTATTACAGTTAGTCGGTATAGTTGCATTACCAAGAGGGCTTAAACTCTTGTCCTTTAATACTTTCGTATCTGGGAATAAATGCATACCAACATACTGCATAACAGCTTTCCACTGTCTCTGTCCAGCTTTCAACAAATCTTCGATGTGAAATTCTATACAAGCGTTGTCTATTAAATCCTGTACAGTTGATGTGTATATCTGTACTGTACCTAGATCCACTATAAGGCTTGTAAGATCTACGCTCTCTACATCCTGCATATATTCACACCTCCAATCCGTTTTATTTCTCTCTGCTTTTGGTATACACTATTTCCGGGTTTAAAGTCAAGCCTTATTTTTTTACGGTGATATTATATACTTACGCCGCGCGCGTATGCGGATATAACTTAAATATAAACCTATAGACTTTAGATACAGTGTATTATTATTAATCTAAAAGATTAAGAAAAAGAGAGAGAAAGAGAAACATAGTTCTGAAAAAGCGACGTCAGACGATTGTGTCGTGTTATGTCATACGATTGTCAGACGATTTTTTGTAAAAACTGATACTATTCTATCATTTTTGGACTTGTCAAAGACCTAATGAACCTAGCCTTGTTTATAAAAATTTAAGAAAAGTTTTGCGGTTTGTTTACGGTTTTTCGGAGATTTTGTAAGATATGCCCGGATGCGTTGTTGATTTTGGACATGGCAAAAAGAAAAGGCAGCCAGAAAAGTTGCCCTTTGTTAAATATTTACTTACATTTTGCCCGATCTTATGATAGACTATAGATATGTCACACGGCATGGATGCTTGCCGTGTGGTGCCGCCAGCGATCCCGGCGACCACGGATTGAAACAATAGTCTTTTTAGTAAAAGCAAAACATTTAATTTATGTTTTGTGTCGCGTGCAGTGGATGCTCTGCGCGTGGTATCTGGAGCAATTCCCCAGATACAAGGATTGAAATAATTATATTCTCAGTGACAGAAAAAGAGTGGGTCAGATTTTTAGTCTTTCCCACTCTCTTTCTGTGCCATTAAGCACTGGATAAATAATAATCCTGTTTCTATTCCCACCTTTTACAAGGTGCTTTATTATATTACAATGCATTTTCTTACTTGTCAATAGCATTTCCTATCCAAAACGCTTCTATTGGAATGTTATTTTTAAACAGAACTATATAATTTTGTTCTAATTTATTTGAATCTAGGCTATAATTTCCGTCTGCTTTCCAAGAATACCCGGCTTATTCTTTGCTGCTTGTTTGCAAAGAGTTGTCTAACATATTCTCTACGAAAGATTTAATTTCTTCTTCTGTGCCATTTTTAACCCATTCTTCAGAAAATTCAAGATACTCACTTTCTTCCTCTATCTTGTAATATTCTATATTTCCATTTTCGTCATAACTTTCGTTATCTAAATATATTCTATTGCAAAATATCCCTTTCATGGTATTTTCTCTCTCTTTCTTATTGCTTCTGTACCAGCTCGTAAACCAAGGCGTCAATACGTTTTTCCATTTCGTCAAACTCGCAAGTCTCATTTTCCTGAAACGCTGGCATTAGTACATAACTTTCAAACGCTTTTGTTATGTCGTTCCACTTTCCTCCGGTCGCAAAAGACAAATCCCCATTTTTCAATATTGCCAAGCTATCAACATTCATCTGCGATTCAACCAATTTTCTAACATATACGGAAATCGGCTCACCGCTTGGCAACTTATAATTATCTCCTGTAAATTGCCATTGGCTTCTAATTTTTATAATCTTTTTGAAATCATTTCTTTTCATGTTTCCTCCCATATGCTCTTGTTGACTCCACAAGTCAACTGTGCTATTATACTTTTGCGGCGCACTTAAACCGTAACATGAGATGTTTTGAAATACTCACTTTATGAGGTATTTCGCGCCGCAGGGGGAATTTTATTCCCCCCTATTTCTTGCAAATTTCTTGTATTCTTCAAAATCTTTCATAATCGCGTTTACAATCATATCTATAACATCGCTTTTGTCGTAATAATTTCCTGACTTGTCGCTGTATCTATTTTTATCAAATGTTTCAGCTCCAATGATATATTCATATTCACCGCCAGAATAATCATATGGAATCAGCCTCAGATCCACTCCAAGGTATTCATGCTTTTTTTCTTTTACATTGTATTCAGTCCAATTCATGAGTACAATATAATGCGATCCCCATATTTTATGATTATCTACGCCTCTCATAAAGCTATTTGCTTTCTTTTCAATTTCTTCTCTATTTAAATTTTTGCTGATTTCCATGATTATTCATCCTTTCTTCATCTATTTATTGTTCACCAAAATTCTTCCCTGCTCCGTAGCACTCATAAAAGCTATCTACGAGTTTTCCAAGCTGTTCCGGTGTCAATTCTTCTTTTAGATCGTCCGGAATCCACTTGTAAGACTCCCGGAACGTGTCGTTGTTTCTGCCGATCTTGGATGATCTCTTTACCATTTCGAGCTTGTACATCTCGCCAAGCTCTTCCAGTGTAATGTCTCCACTTTTTACCGACTCTTTGCCCTCTCTGGTTAAGATGCTCATTGCATCATCTTTCTTTATAGTTCCGATTCCTTTGATCTTCATATATTGTTCCCCTTTCTTGTCTAGTTAATATAAATGTTGTTAAAATATTTTCTTGACTTTTGAATTATTACATGTTATTCTAAATCACGTAAGTTTTGGAAGATTAGGTTTAGTACCTATTCAAATTTACGTGACTGTTGCCGGTGGATTATCCACCGGCATTTTTTAAAACTTATATTTACCGGTTTCATCAAAATCAGATTCATCAATTTCAATAATCTGATTTTCTTTTTCGCGCATAAATTTTTGATAATATGCTTCTCCGTTCCTGGAAAGTATTAACTCATACAGTTCCTTGTCAGACAATTTCTTTCCATCCAGAAAATCATCTACTTTTTCGTAATCAAGTTCGCCACTCTCGTCTTTAAACTCATTATCGCTAAATGATTTCCCATACTTTTCTAAAAGTGCCGTGTCATAAAGTGGAAAATCCGGATCACTAATTATTCCCCTTTCGTCCAGTTCATCAAAAAGCTCTTTGAAGCTTTCTGATTCCTGTTCGTATTTTACGAGTCCATTCACGCTTGTTGCTTTCCATTTAATCATATTCCGTTCTCCTTTCGGTGCTCTATTTCTTTGATCTGATTACATTATATATAATTAGTGCTTAATTGTCAATACTTAATTAGTGCTTAATTTATTATTTTTTCATTCTGTCCATTTTATCGAGTTCCGCAAGAATCAATTCCCTAGCAAATGCGCTTGTCTTTAATCCGTATGAGTTGATTCTTTCTATCGTTCCAAGCGGTAATATAATGTTTATTCTATCTTTATTACTCATGCATTTCTTTACCGCTTGTCTGTTCTTTTCTGCTTTTGTGTTTTCGTCCATCTTTCTGCACCTCCGTATTTTTTCTTACATTATATATAATTAGTGCTTAATTGTCAATAGATAATTAGTGCTTAATAATAATGCACAATTCATAATATAATATTAGTGCTTAATCTTGTATGTTTTGCCTATATACATTAGTGCCTAATTTCTGTATAATACAAGTATCAAATGAAGCACAGAAAGAGAGGACAACAAAAATGAAAGATATGAAAGCGGCAGAAGCATTATTAGAAAGCAAAGGTTATTATATTTCGAACCAGTTTGACGGTTTCGCTACTCTTCCAGATGAATACGAATTGAGCGACGTAAACGGAAACGTTGTTATTGATCATTTGAGCGAAGCACAGATTTTACAGATTTCGGAAATTTTATAGGGAGGGCTTAAACATGAGAAAGACGGGAATGCGTTTTACATGGGAAACAACAAAGAACGGTGACGCGATCAACGAACTGAAAAAGAACGGAATCGCGTTTGAGTATAACCACTTCGGGGAACTCACAGCCGACTTTTACGGAATCGGCATTTTTGAAAAAGTCGATTTTGAACACGTCCAAGGCGATGTATTTGAAATCTGCATAGCATAGCCGAAACGCTCCGATCTGGAGCGTCAGCCGCGGGATGGTCTCCCGGCTCTGATGATGGCAGACCAGAAAGGGAAAACATGGACGACAAAATACAAATATTGTTTGAGTTAAAACTTGCAGGGTTTGACATTTCCGCGAACCTTGAAAAGATGTATCAAAAGTACGGAAAAGAAGAATTTCAGAGAGCCGCACAAACTAGCGGCTACGGGTTCATTTTTGAATAAAGGAAGGTTGATCGCATGAAAACATACTACTTTGAAATGAATAACGGAGATACAGATTTCGTTGAAGCCGCAAATGACCGTTCGGCATACGCAAGGGCTTGTAAAATCGCAAAGAAACAATTTTCCGAAGTGGCACATTTGTATGAGACGTTTGAAGAAACAGAAATAGATCGCAAAATTTTTTAAACCTTAAATCTAGGCAAGCGGCGGCGTTTCCGGGGTTCGATTCCCCGGCTTGCTTTTACCCGGAGCAACCGGAAAAATTTAGAATATGGAGGACTTGAAACCATGAAAAGAACGCTATATGAATTATTTATGGAATGTGATTGGAACGCCTGCCGTGTACCGTGGAGAATATACGGCGAAAACAATAAATTGATCTGCGCAAATTACGGCGCAGAAACCGGGAATGAATTTGACGATATGCAAGTAAAAAGCTACTCATACAACAAAAACAAGAATTATGTACGAGTTTATGTAAAGTAACCAACCGCCGCAGAGGATGCCCGCCGGATCACTACCGGCGGCGGCTTTATGAAATTGAAAAGGAGAAATAAAAAATGAATGAAAATAACTATGTTTTGCACGCAAAAAACGGCGTTGTGCTTGTGACAGAATCGCAAGCAATTAACAACGCGCTAGATCAAGAAAAAAGTGGCGTTATTCCGCGTTACTCATTCCTGGATTATAAAACCGGTGAAAACCTCACACCGCCCGGATGGCTCGTGTGGTCAACTTTTGCGGACGGATGCGGCGTTGTGTACCGCAGATCTGACGGAAAAATGATCGTAACAACAGGATTTCAAGGGGATTTTGTTGTAATTTAAGGCGGTACTCTTCCGCCTCTTTCCGCGTGCCTGGTGGCGTTGTGAGCCGGTCCGATTCCGGCGGCGTGGACTTATTAACCGATGGTCATATATTGGGACTGCATCGGGTTATATGGCGGCATATTGCCGTCACACGGCGCGCCGCAGCCGTAAATAATCGCGGTTGATCTGCTTTAATGCAGACGCAAGACACGTGGGAAAGCTCGTTTCTACCGTTCTATCATTAAGAGCGGCGGCAAGATCGCAAGCCGTCACTATTGCGGCACTTTGGAGCTTGTGCATCTCCAACAAAAAACAGATTGCACACCGTTCCTCCGGATGCGGGCATATAACGCACATTGACAAATAAACACGATATAAGGAGGTATAAGTGTATGACCTACGATATTAAAGCGGATTTTAACGGGCAAGCTCTGCACCGGGTGGCGTATGGGGATATGCAAGCATGGTTAATTATAAACCAATTATCGCGTGACGGATGTAGGGATATATGCATGAGTGAGCGCGGAACGTCTGGAGGTAGGAAAGATGGGAAAATATGAGTATATCGGGAAAAGGGAAATCATGCGCCGGGTGTCTGCCCTTGGTTATCTGGCAATATCCGGCAAAATGTGCGGATACTCGAAATTTGAAGGCGTGGAATGGGTGGAATCTGCAAAAATCAAAATAACAGCCCAGCGTGGCGGTGATTGGTTGCAGATCACGCAAAAGTTGGAAAGCATAACACAAACTTACAGCCGGTACGACGGGAAAAACTATCTTGACAAGTGGTAAAATGCGGTCTATGCTAGACTATAACTATAGTCGGGCAAGCGTCTTCTGGCGTTTGCCTGTGATCGGCAATACCATCAAATATCATCAATGAATTATCTATATATGGCATAACATATAGTGTATTTGTGTTATTTGCGGAATGCCGAAGATAATTGCACGTTTGTTACACGTTTTTGGAAATCCGTAAAAATGGAATCTTGACCCCAAAACGCTACCCCCAGGGGGGTACAAAAAAATTACGAAATATTTTTTGGGGCGCGGAAAAAATTTTCTTTCGTAAAAATCAAAGACCGCGCCGCATAGTCACTTTTGCTCAACTCTTCTATCAGCCTTTCCCTAGTCATTTCCGGATTCGTCCGGTGCACGTACTGTAAGAGTTCTGAAATTTTATCCATTATGCAACCTCCATAAGTTCAATCAATAGTCTGTCTGCTATTTCAAATACTTCTCTTCCGTAAGTAGTCAAGAAGTCCGCTACAATTTCCTCGGTGCCAATATCCATGTATACATTGTACGAAAGACAAAACGCATGACATAATTCGTGACATAACACACGGTCAAGGAATTTTCCGCGTAGATCATCAGCAAGATATATCGTTTTCGTGTTCCTGTCTGTCATGCCTACAGTTCTGCTTCCATCACTTCTCTGTAGCATATCGCTGTAACGCGATACTTTGACCAAATTCCACATTTCATTGTTTATCGTGAACAATTTACCACCTCGCAAACAAAGAGGGCAAAATGCCCTCTCTATTACATTTTCGTGACAAGCGTAGTCAACTTTGTCTTGGTCAACTGTTTCTCTTCTGGGGACATACCGGAAAACAGTTCTGTCACATCTTCCGAAAGAGATTTCATGTACTTTTCAAGTTCTTTCATCTTTGCGTCCTTATCTTCCGGTGAATTTCCGTTATGCATTTCCTTTGTTTCCATGTAGCTTCTCCGACTCATACCGGCTCTGCCCTCTCTTGCATCGTGAGTACCGGTACTCATGCCGTTATTTCCGCTCATAGGCTCTGAATAATACATCTTCCCCATGCTCATTCTGTCAAGATCTCTCATTCGGTCGTATTCCGGCATTCTCTCCCATTCGTGGTAATCTTCCGGCATCTGATGATAATATGGCGGTTCCACATATCCTCTGCGTGTTCCGCGTCCTTTCGGTGAAAATCTTCCGTTTGAGTACCGGTACTCATTGTAGTATCTTCTTCCCGGATAATCCCCAAATTCTTCCACCATGCGCATGATTTCTTCATCTTCGGAATTTTTCATAGCTTCAACAATATTATAGTCCTTGTCAAAGCATACGATATTCTTTGCAATCTCTGTCCAATCCTTGAGATCATCAAGGTTTTGTCCCTCAAAATTCTCAATTCCAATGCCGTCAACGTGGGCTTTCACGCAATCCATAATCTGTTTCGCAAACTTATGCATAATATCAAGCCTCCCTTACCGCAATCAAATTACTGTTCTGAACCTCGATAGCCTGCGTGGACGTATTCTGCACGGCTACGGTACTGCAACAACCGCAAGGCACATCAACGTATGCCTGCGCCGATACGTTAAATAAATTCTCAACTGCGGTTGGCGTTACGATCATCTTTGTTGACTGCAAAGGCTCTCCATCAACCGCGATTGCAAGCGAAATCTCTCCAACTGTGCCGCCTGTCGGAATCTGAATGTTGCCGGAATACGATACCAAAAATCTAGCCTTACACTGATTGGTGATACCTCTTAGCTTGATAATTCCGCTTCCCTGTCTGTGTACGATACATTTTGTTCCATTTACTGCCGTTTCTGTAAATGCAACATCTTCTCCAGCGGCAACGGTTTGTAATGCAATTCCTGTTACTTCCATTATTTTTACCTCTCTTCCATAAAAATAAGGGCAAACATTATAGTCTGCCCTTTGGTTATAAGTAATACTGCATAGCAGACATGATCGAGTTAAACTCAATTAAGATACTCAATTATTTAGTTTTAGCAGCCACATCCTGTGTTGCATCCGCATCCATATGCATAAGCATTTGGGTTAGGTACAACATATGCCGGAATAGCAGACGGATTTACCGCATTGATAATCTGCTGTGTCTGAGCCGCCATCTGAGTTGTAAGCAGTGCGCTCTGACGATCCTGTGAAGCTGCTCTGCGAAGGTCGTTATTTTCTGCCTGTAAGCTAGAAATTTTCTCATTGCAGAGATAATCAAGAATAGCGCGTGTTCCTGCATTCTGACTGTCGATAATGTCTCTCGTGTTGCTGTTCATGGTGTTCTGCAACGCGCAAGTGTTAGTTGCCATGTTGTAGTTTACGCCTTGGATAGCTTCTCTTGTTTCGCAGCAGCAGTTTGCGAGCTGTGACTGTAATGCGTTTGTGTTCTGCATATTAGCGACTGTATCAGCATTGATAGCTTGCTGAATGCCGAATCCGGTCTGCAAAATGTTTGTGTTGATGCCGTTCATGCCGGTTTGCACTGCATAGAATCCGTCACAAAGTCCGTTTGTAATTCCGTCAAGTTTTGACACAACCGCCTGATTATCAAATCCACGCTGGATTTCGCTTCCGACACCACCATTCATTCCGTTTCCTCCGAATCCGTTACCGAATCCACCCCATCCGAAGATGGCGAAGATAACGATAATGAACCATAACCATGAGCCTTCTGCGCCCCATCCATTGTTATTTCCGTTTCCGTCAATGTTCGCTACAAGCGGAACGGATGCACAATTACCTGTGTTAAACATAGAATTTACCTCCATAATTCATTTTTATATACATAATCTTGCAAGAATTAGTATCACATTCCTAATTGGCTTTTAAATGACTCAAAAGCCTTATCTGCGTCAATTCCCTTTTCTTTGCACAAATTCCTAGCCATCTGTTCGATGCCCTTGGAATCTCCCTTCTGCGCCATTTGCATAGCATTGCGCGCCATAGGGTTGCTCATTACGCTGTTATTCCCCATCATTTGTTGTAAAAACTGCTGTGGGTTTCTCATTCCCTGTAACATCTGCATGGGATTCATTAAGACTCACTCTCCTTTTGTGTTCGTGAAGATTTTCTTTGCGTTTGCGAAGATATCTTATCTTCCAACTCTTCCATCTTTCCAAACAAGCAATCCAATTTGTCAGTAATAGCCCTTGTCGCATCGTCAGACAGCCCTATTTCAATTCTTTTATCATCAATCGAAGAACCTGCCATCTGCTCATTAAAAGGCTTGTAAACGGTCTTTCTGATTGTTCCATTGGCATCCCATTGTTTTGCAACGATTGCGCTCATGTCCTGCATCGGGAAAAACGCAACGCTTCCATCCATAGGCACATCATTTGCCATGATTGCTGACTCCGACTGTACTACTTTCCCTTGGATTCCAAGAAACTGCGGTTGTATCTGCGGAATCTGTGGCTCTGGTTGTTGAAACCTCTGCATTGGGTTGTACTGATATGCGGCATAGCTTGGGTTTGGGTTAAATGCCATATTCTGATTTTGCATCTGATACATTCTCTTCCTCCAATACTTCCTTGATTGCGTGAATCATTGCTGACTGATACACAAGCGGAACCTTTGACACATCTTCTCTTGTTAAGATTTTTTCAAGAATTTCATCTGTAAATAACATTCCGCATCCCTCCTATGCTTATATTTTTGCATAAAAAAATACGGTTCTTCCGCAAAAAATAAGCAGAAAAACCGCATAAAAAAAGAACGCCATAGCGTTCCAAGTCTACCATTTTCAGAAAAGAATCTAAGGCACTTGTGCAGACTCCTTTCTTTTGTGTTCAGTTTTTGAGTACCATTTTGAGTACCAAAGTTTTTTAAGACGCCGCAAACACAGTGTTTATGCGACTTTTAAAACAGTCCGTACGGGAATCGAACCCGTGTTTCCGCCGTGAGAGGGCGGCGTCTTAACCGCTTGACCAACGAACCGTGTATTATAATAGCATACACCCCACGCTTCGTCAAGCATATTTTTCATATTTTTCAAAAATATTCAAACAAATTCGAAAATAAGACTTTTCCCTCTTTTTTAATTAATCCTCATAACCGTTTGGATTGTTCTTCTGCCATCTCCAGGAATCCGCACACATTTCCTTAATTCCGTACTGTGCTTTCCAGCCAAGTTCACGTTCTGCCTTGCCCGGGTCACAGTAACAGGTTGCAATATCGCCAGGACGGCGAGGCTTGATGCTGTATGGAATCTTAATGCCGTTTGCTTCCTCAAAATTCTTTACGATATCAAGCACGCTGTAGCCGTGTCCGGTACCAAGGTTGTAAATGCAAAGTCCGGCGTTCTCTTCGATCTTCTTTAATGCCTTTACATGTCCGTTTGCCAGATCAACAACGTGGATATAATCGCGCACACCGGTTCCATCCGGAGTATCATAATCGTTTCCGAATACACCGAGTTCTTTTAACTTTCCAACTGCAACCTGTGTAATGTAAGGCATCAGGTTGTTCGGGATGCC